AAACCCCATTTAAAAAACTCTTTAAAGCCTAATAAATAGGGGGTTTTCGTTGTAGCGAGAGGGGGGCACGATCCCCCGACCTCCGGGTTATGAATTTAACGACAACAAAAAATACTCCCTATTTACAAGGGTTGCGGGATGGTAAAACCCGCGGTTAGTGGTACGTTTAGTGGTATTATTTTAATTTTTTCACATGATCCATGGCGGACGTTTTCCCAAAATCCGCAAACAAAACGGTTTGTGTGGATTTGTCCGCAACCATAGAAACGTTGGCCGTGGGCAAGTATATAACCCAATATTGGTTGTTGGTACCGTCCAGGGTTTCAGGGCGCCCCCATTCCGCCCATTTTTCAAACGGGGTAGGATTGCCCACCATGGACTCTAAATTGGCGGACGTAATGTTTAACGGATCCATGTTTGGTTGTTTTTCACCTTTGCAAGATAGGCACATTAATAAAACGATAAAAAAAGACAGTTGCAAAAATTTAGTGCACATGATGAGTGTTTAAAAAAAATGAATATTCGTTGAAATTGATTGTATATTCGATAAAAAAATGCGCATATCATTATTGATTTAATTATTTTTGAGAAACCAAAACAAACCAAATCATATATTAATGCATAGATTGACCCAGGTAATTGACAGGCATAAAACCGCCAATGCCACCGACCCCCAAGAATTGGAATTTATTAAAAAGATGAATAAATACAACAAAAAAAAGGATCAAGAAATTACAGAAATTTTATTGAAATACGAATTGTTGAAAATGGATTTTAACCATTCGTAATACGATCAACTTTATTTTTAAGTTGTTCAAGTTCCTTTTTAATATCTTCCAAGGCAATATCTTTGGCAAAACTTTTTAATAGTTCCTTAAAAGATTCTTTTTGCAAAACCATTTCCCGGTTTTCGTGCAAATAATCCATTACGTCCAACAACGTTAAATCCGTTGGTTTTCCCGCCGGTTGTTCCCGTGCGTGGGTTTCCATAATGTGCGCGAACAATTTTTGTTTGGATTCCGGTATGGCGTGGCCGCCTTCATAATTCTGAATGGTCCTAAACGATACACCTACTTTTTCGGCCAATGTAGGTTGGGACCAACCCAATTTTTCCCTAAAAATTTTAATGTCGTAACCGCTGATTTTCAAAACTTTAAATTTTTTAACACAAAAAATGTGCTTTTTAATGCACAAAAATTGTGTGTACATGAAAAATTTGTGTTATTATTGTCGTGTGATAATAATATACTATTAAATATAGGGATTATTTCACAATTGTTATTGAAAAGTTAAAATAATTCGTTGAAATACATTTTTATGAGTTCAAAACCCACAAAAACAGGGCTTTATATTGAGCCAATTAAAACCAAGCACGGCACAATTTTTATACAAGTGCAAACAGAACGCGAAAAAATGCGCGCCAAAACGTCGGTTTTTAACGACGACTTTCAACAAAGATTTAACGCATTTATTAATAAAATATTGCAGAATGTTTAAAGAACAGCACATGGGGCAATTGTTGGACGAAAAAATTTCGTCCTACTTAAAAGAGTACGTAACAACAAAAGACATTGTAAAAACGTGCAAGGAATTAAAAGCATCATACCATACCATCCGGTTTGTGGTGAACCGCACCAATCCGTTAAGCGAAAAGACCGCCCCCATAATTGAAAAATTAATGTTTGTGGCCGTGGACAATTGCGGGAACATCATTAAAAAGGCCAACGAGCAAAAACGCAAATTTTCTAAAATGATAAACGTATGAGTTTTTTAAACAAAATTTTTCCGGTACAGAGCCGCGAAGCGGAAATGGAAGAAACCGCGCAAAAGTGTGTTAACGCAATTATTGATAGTGTTAACGAATACACCCCCAAGGAACAAAAAATGATCGTGGACGAAGTAAACGAAAGGTTTACCAAGATTATGGAGAAAAAAGCCAGCGCGGTGGAAGATGAATTGTACGAATACAAAGAAGTGTTGGGACTTGTTTAAACCATGGACGCAAACACCGCATTAGCAATATTAAAGCCGTTGAATTTATCCCAAAAGGATAAACGGGAATTGTGCGCGTTGTTGGCGGGTAACAGGATAAAAGAAACCAAAAATAAAAAAGTATTGACCGTGGCCCAGGCAAAGGCAGATTTTAAGGCTAGGTTAAAAAACATGGTTGGTTGATTGTTTCGGGGGCGGTAGGTTGTGAGGTATTAATACCGCCCCCGTTTTTTTTAAGCATTGGAAACACTAAAATTTTTGAAATATGGAATTAATGAACATTTACCAATTAAACATTGCTATCCAGGAATGTAACGCCGTAATGGTGTTTAATAACCATTTAATATTTATGAACTAATGAGAACGCGCAAAAAGTTTTTGGAGCGCGCAAAAAATGTGTTGATCAAATACATTTTAACGCCATTGGTAATTGCTGCCATTATATTGGAGTTTGGCGCATTGGTGTACGTGGTATTGTTTCCCCATGCCACGGACAGGTTAACGAATTTTTAAAAACAAGTATTAATTAAATTTTTATTGAAATGGAAAAACCAAAAGTGGGATTAACAACGGAATACGGCGTAAACATAGACCGGAACGTGGAAAATGGATCCACCAAATTGTTTAACAATGAAATGCAAGCGTTAACACATGCCGTACAAAACCGGCGGTACCATTACCCGGTATTTTGTAACGGTAAAACCACGGGGCAATATGCCGTACCTAATTAACGCCATGGCAGGGGTGGCCATACTATGTTTTTTAATAGCGGTTTACATCATTGCCAAAGGTGAAATTATCAACAAAAAAGCCAAAAACATTAATGATAAATGGAAAAAAACCCACCAGGGCGGCGGGTTTTAAAGTCTAATTAGTGTTGAATTAATAAAACTTTTAGAGGATCAAATATATGAAAAATAACGTTTGCATTTTAAAAATGTCCCTTAAAAACTTCAAAGGGATAAAGGATTTAGAAATAGATTTTAACCAAAACACCAACATTTACGGGGACAACGGCACCGGGAAAACTTCAATTTTCGACGCGTTCACCTGGTTATTGTTCGGCAAGGATTCCACCGGACGTTCCAATTTTGAGGTAAAGACATTGGACGCCAACAACGTGGTAATACCAAAAATAGAACATGAAGTGTGCGCGGTGTTATCCATGGGTGCCAATGATGGTACCACCCCGGAAGAATGGGAATTTAAACGCGTATTGCGGGAAAAATGGGTAAAAAAGAAGGGCAGCGAAACCGCGGAATTTACAGGCAACGAAACCCAATTTTTTTGGAACAAAGTTCCGTTGACGTCCGCGGAATACGATAAAAAAGTTAACATGGTAATGGACGAAACCGTGTTTAAACTATTAACCAACCCGTTGGCGTTTAATGATCTTAATTGGAAGGAACGCCGCAACATTTTGGTGTTGTTGGCCGGGGCGGTAGATAACGACGACGTTTTAAAAGCGTTGGACCATTCCCAGGAATTGACCAAACCACAGGTGGACGACCTAATACATTTAATCAATGGCAAATTGTCGTTGGAAGAACAGCGCAAACAGACCGCCGCGCAAAAAAAACAGTACCGGGACGAATTAAAGGCCATACCCACCCGCATAGACGAAGCCAAACGCAACGTGCCACAAACATTGGATTTTGAAGCTATACAAAAGGATTTGGAAGTATGGGAAAAGGGTTTGGAAAAGTTGGACGGCCAAATTAACGACAAATCCAAGGCCATGGAAGCGGTATTGGAGCAACGCGCCGAACTGCAAAAAGAGATGTACGCCATACAATCCAAAATTGATTTGCGCGGCGATATAATAACCAAAAGAATTAAGAACGACAACCGCGTGGACACGTCCGAGGTGGACGCGTTAAAACAGGATTTGGCCAAAACGGAAAATTTGGCCGGCCAATATGCTGCAAACATTAGGGACGCCAAGGAACAAAAAGACCAATTGGAAAACCAAATGGCCGAATTGCGCACAAAATTTGAGGAATTGAACGCGTCCCAAATTGCGTTTGATCCCAACGCGGAAAAATGCCCAACGTGCCACCGCGGGTACGATCCGCAAAAGATACAGGAAGAACGCGCCGCCGCGGAAAAAAGGTTTAACGACAACAAAAAAGCGGAATTACAAAGAATTAGGACCGCCGGACAGATCAAAAAAGCGGATTGCGAAAAGTTGACCGCCCAAATATTGGAATGGGGACCAAAACACGATGAATTAAAAGAAAATGCCGCGGAACTACAAAAACAGATTACGGCATTAGGGAAAACCGACGCGGCGCCGGTGGACGTTCCAAAACTAATTGCGGAAACATTGGCAGCGGATCCGGAGTTGATCAAATTAAAAAAGGAAAAACAGGAATTGGAAGCCCAATTGGAGTTCGTACCCACCGTGGACAATTCCGAGTTGGTAAACCTTAAAAAACAGACCATTGGCAATATTGATATATGCAAAACCAAATTGGCGGTAAAAACCCAAATAGACAAGGCCAACGCAAGGGTGGACGAACTATTGGCCCAGGAAAAACAATTGGCCCAGGATCTTAGCAATTTGGAACGGTCGGAATTTGCATTGGAAAAATTCATTAAGACCAAAATCACCATGTTGGAAAACCGCATTAACCAAAAGTTTACCCATGTTAATTTCCGGTTGTTTCAAACCCAAATAAACGGTGGGGAGGTGGAAACGTGCGACACCTTAATTAATGGCGTGCCATTTTCGGACGCCAACAACGCCGCCAAGATTAACGCCGGTTTGGACATCATAAACACATTGTGCGACCATTACGGGACCACCGCGCCCATTTTTGTGGACAATAAAGAATCCATTACAAAATTAATTCCGGTACAATCCCAGGTGGTGGCATTGATCGTAAGCGAAAACGATAAAACATTGAGAATCCAATAACACTATAAAAACAATGAGCACAGAGAGCACAACGGCCGTAACGGCCAAACAATTTACAGACAACACCGTGGAATATGTGTTGTCCAGGATTTCCAAACAAAGCAAGGACAATTTAATGTTGCCCACAAATTACAGTCCGGAAAACGCGGTGCGCGCCGCATTGTTGATTTTACAGGACGTAACCAACGACAGCGGCCAACCCGCGTTGGAGGTGTGCACCAAAGAAAGTGTGGGCATTGCATTATATGATATGGTTTTGCAAGGGTTAAACCCCTCCAAAAAACAATGTTATTTTAAGATTGAGGGCAACCGGTTGGTTGTTGCCAAAAGTTATTTTGGCAACATAATGTCCGCCAAACGGGACGCCGGGTTGTTGAACGTCCGCGCCGTAACGGTGTATGAAAAAGATGTTTTTGAATACGGCATAAACACAGAAACCGGCCAAAAATTCATTGTAAAGCACGAACAAAAATTGGCAAATATAGACATGGCCAAAATTGTGGGGGCGTATGCCGTGGCCCAATACAAAGACCGTGTGGAAGTGGACATAATGTCGAAGCCGGAAATATTAACGTCCTGGTTTGAAGGCCCCAACAAGGGCGACACCGTGGCACATAGAAAATTTCCGCACCAAATGGGGGAAAGGACCGTAATAAACAGGTTGTTGAAAATAGAGAACAACAGCAGCAACGACGCGGACATGTTCGACAATGACAATGTGTTTATCCACGAAGAAGGCCAACCACAGGTGGACGAAAAGGTTAACCAGGAAATAAAGGAAAACGCCAATAAACAGGTGTTGACCATGGACGTGGAACACGAAGAAATTAAACCGGAGCCATTGCCCGCCCAGGACCAGGAGCAACCCCAGGAAACGACGGGCAAAAAAGAGAACGACCCAAACGACCCAGGATTTTAAGCCATGAAATTAAAAGTTTTTGGAACGGGCAGTAAAGGGAACGGGTACGCATTAAAGGCGGACAACGGGGACACGTTGTTGTTGGAATGTGGTATGCCGTTTAGATTGGCACAAAGTTATTTGGACTTTAAATTGGAGGGGATCCAGGGTTGTTTAATTACGCATAGCCACGGGGACCACGCCAAGCACGCACAACAGTATTTGGACATGGGGGTGCGGTTGTACATGGGGGACAAAACCATGGCGGAATTAAAATTGGACATGCACAACGCCGAAATATTGCCCACCATGATTACCAAGCAAATAGGAAGTTTTAAAATAATGGCATTTCCTGTTAAACATGATGTGGATTGCATGGGGTTTTTGATCCAACACCCGGAATGTGGTTTAACATTGTTTATGACGGATACATTTTATTGTCCGTTCCAATTTCCTGGTTTGAATAACATAATTGTGGAGGCCAATTACTCCAAACATCTGATCGATGAAAGAAGCGGAAACAAATTTGTACGGGACCGCGTGGTGCAAAGCCATTTTAGTTTGGAAAACTGCAAAGAATTTTTGGCCATAAACGATTTGTCCCAGGTAAACAACATTGTATTGATCCATTTAAGCGACACCAACAGCGACGAAATAATGTTTATGGACGAAGTGTACCAACAGACCCATAAAAATGTAATGTGCGCGTACAATGGTTTGGACATGGAGTTGAACAAAGATCCGTTTTGACCATGCACGAATTTTTAAAATATGTGGACGCGTTTGTGGTGGAACACCCCATAATTACAATAATAATTTTTGTGGTGGTGTGGTTGGCCGGCAAGATCGGGAAAAACATAAAAGAATGATTTACGACAGCAAAGTGGAATTGGACGTGGCCATGGCAACCCAACGGTTTAAATGGTTGATAAAGTCCGGAAAACGTTTTGAATTGACCGAAAAAAAGGCCAAACGATCATTGAGCCAAAACAGCTATTTGCATTTGTTGTTCGGGTGGTTCGGCCTTCAATTCGGGTACACCAGGGAAGAAACCAAACAACGCATTTTTAAAGAGGTGGTAAACCCGGAAATATTTTACGAAGGGGACAAAGACGGGATTGTAAAAATAGAACGTTGGCGGAGTACTGCAGATTTAAAAACGGACGAAATGGCGTTGGCCATTGATAGGTTTAGAAATTTTAGTGCGGAACACGGGGTGTATTTGCCGGAACCCAAAGACCTGGTAATTATTCAACAGATTGAAAACGAATTAAGCAAAAACGCAAGTAAAGAACATTTGTAAAATGGAAAAAATAAGCAAAAATACAGGGGTGCAAACCACATTGGATTTGTTGTTTGCAGATTTTGAACCAAGTAAAAACCAACAATTTTTAAAACATCACAAGGCCAACCCGGAAGTGTACGAAGTTTTTAAACAATTGGCATTGGACACCATTAAAAAAGGGTTTAAAAAGTTTTCCGCCCGCGCATTGTTCCAGGTAATGCGGTGGATGAACGGCCCCAATTTGGACAAAATGCAAGCGTCCAACATATCGCAAAAGATCCGCAGACAATTAAACAAGGCGGCCGCATTGCGCCCGTACGGGGTTTACAAGTTCAACAACAACCACACCCCGTATTACGTGCGCATGTTCGAGAGGGAATACCCGCAACACAAAGATTTTTTTGAAAAACGAAATACAAAATACAAAATTTAAAATTATGCATTTAGAATTGGGGACCATTAAGAGAATGGACGACGTTTCCGAGGGGGAACACAAAAAAACGGTGGTAGAGATAACCAACGATTTGGAACGATCATTTATTGAGTTTAGAGGGCCGTTAATGGTTAAAAAATTGGATCGTTTCAAGATCGGGGACCATGTGGAAATTACCGTGTTTAACGATGGCCAATATTCCAAAAAAGGAAACCGGTTTAACAACAAAGTGGCGCGGCAGATCATAAAAGTATGATTTTTAAGAGAAACGAAATATTGATTGTGGCCGGGATAAGCGACCCAACAAAATATTTTGTTTTGCGCGAGTTCGGGAACCAACCATGGTTCCGGATCCAAAACAACCAAATTATTACAAATTTCATTTTAACGCACGAAGAAATACAATTTATAAAACTGAATTTATTATGACAAACGAAATTATTTACGGCGAATTGACCGGCATCAATTTAAAATATTCCTATGTAGAGCAAAACGGGGATATTACCCGCACCGTAAACGTGCCAAAACAGGACACCCCGGTGCACCCGGATTTAAAAAAGGCATTTAAGGATATAATACCCCATTTTATGTTGTTGTGTGAGCAAGTGAGCGAAAACAAGGCTATAAAAGAAGCAATTAAGGACGGTATGCCGGAAGGGGAATTGGACGGCGCAAGCGTTTTTTTTCCGTTCGAGGTGGACAGTTTTAAAATATCCGGATCCGGGGACAATGAAGGCATTGTTTTTAAAGGCACCAGGATTTTGAGCCATGGCGGGGTTTTAAAATTGGAAACGCCCAAACTACAATTTGAGGACCACGAATACAAGTACACGGACGAATTGTTGGACGCCGTTAACGCCCTAAAGGAAGAAACATACGAGTACAGCCAGGGAAAACGCGCCCCATTGCCGGACAACCCGCAAACCGGATTGGATTTTGACAATATGGACATTACCGTGGCGGACGCGGACGTGGATATGTAATATGGCTTATAAAAGAAAAACCAAAAAGGTTTACAAAAAGTATGCCGTCTATACAGAAGCCGACCGGGACAATGTAAAATTATGGGCCGATTTATTGGCGGATAATAGTATAAAAAATGTGTGCAAAGTTTCGGGATACTCTAAAAACTTTGTTTACAAAACACTAAGATATTACACACCAATATGAATAAAATAATAACGGGTTCCGATTTTTCGGGGGTGGGAGCGTTCGACCAGGCGTTGGACCGTTTAGGGATCCAACAAAATAAAATTTTTGCGTGCGAAATGGACCGGTACGCCCGCCAAAGTTACATTGCCAATTATGGGGATCCGGCATATTTCCCAAAAAATGTAAGGGACCGGAAAGTGCCCAAAAAGCCATTGGATATTTACGTTTCAACACCACCGTGCCAAGTATTGAGGGATACGGGAAAACGTGGTGCGTTGTTCTACAATAGCCACAATTTTATTATGGCCAACAAACCGCGGGCGTTTATTTTAGAGAACGACAAACGGTTGTTGGTCCATGACAAACAGGACAAAACCAATGAATTTGGGCAAACGTTCAACCGTTGGGTGGCGTATTTGGGCGGCAAAAGTGTAAACGGCAACCCGGTGGTGTTCCCGCATCCGGAAAGCGTCCCATATCACATGTATTACACCATTTTAAATGTAAAGGATTACGGCACGCCGTATGATTTGGAACGGGTTTTTATTGTTGGTATTAGGGACGACGCGGACAACCAATTTATGTGGCCAAAACCGGAACCATTACAACAACAATTATTGAGCGATAAGGAAATTAAATTAACCCCGCGGGATCAATTCCGGGCAATGGGTTTTCCGGACAGCTTTAAAATTGAAGTAAGCGACACCCAAGCATATAAACAGGCGGGTAATTCCATTTGCGTGGGGGTGTTGGCCGCCATAATTGGAAAATTACCATTTGTAAATGTTGGATCATAACACGGAAGTGGAATTGGTGGCCATTAAGGGCAACCGGTGTATTAAAAAATTAATGCCGTTGGCCCAGGCAATGAAAACCCCACGCGTTAAAGGGTGGGAATATTGGATATATCAAAAAGGATTTTGCACAATAAAGGAAACCAAATAATGGAGGAAATTAAACAAAAAGGCCGTACAAAAAAGGCCAAAAAGCGTGAACCGCTGCCACATGAATGGTGGGACCACGCACCAAAAAAACACCCCGTCACAGGATTCATTTGTCCTAAATGGGATAAAGCCGTAAAACAATGCAAATAATACAGAAGCAAAACAATTACCAAATCCACGTCCCGTACGATCATTGGAGGGATTACAATTTAAAAGGCATTAGGGCATTGAGCCAACGCCGGTGGGACAACAATCTAAAAGCGTGGGTGGCCCCGTTGAGCATTTCCGCGGAAATTATGGCATTGGCCAAGAAACACAAGGCGGAATTTATGGTAATGGAAAAAAGCACCCCAACACGCATTGGGGAAGTGGATCCCATGCCGGATTTGGATTTTGAAGTGGATATAAAGCACAAAACGTTGGGGTTTGTCCCCAGGCCGTACCAATTACAGGGAATAGCCCGTGGCCTTCAATTAAAGAGGTTTACCAATGGGGACGAACAAGGTTTGGGCAAAACCTTACAAAGTTTGGGAACGTTGTATGTAGCGGAAAAATACAAAGGGGAAACCACATTTCCGGCGTTGATCATTTGCCCGGCATCCACAAAAATTAATTGGAAACGGGAATGGGAAATGTGGACAGATAAAAAGGCCATTGTATTGCGGGACCAGGATAAAAAAATGTGGTCCAGGTATTACGAAATGGGATTGGCGGACGTGTTCATTGTTAATTACGAAAGTCTTAAAAAGTTCTTTGTTTCGTACATGCCGCCAAAATCCAAATTAAAATCTAGTTTGGATATACAATTGGACCCGCGCACGGCCATTTTTAAGTCCGTTATAATAGACGAATCGCACCGGTGCAAGGATAAGAACACCCAACAAACCAAAATTGCGTTGCGGTTGGCCATGGGCAAGTATTGGCGCATATTGTTAACAGGTACCCCCATAGTAAACAAACCCATGGATTTATACCCACAATTGGCCATTATGGGGCAATTAAAACGGTTTGGTGGGGACAAAGGGTACCGCCAACGGTATTGCGACGGCGGGTACGGTGCCAGCAATTTAAAGGAACTACATTATTTATTGAACAAGTATTGTTTTTTTAGGCGCGAAAAAAAAGAGGTCGCAAAGGATCTTCCGGAAAAGCAAAGACAGACCATTTTATGCAATATAAGCACGCGCAAAGAGTACAACCACGCCCGCGACAACTTTGTTAAATTTTTAGAGGATGCCGGTTGGAACAACGCCGAAATTGCCAAAAAACTGAATGGCGAAGTAATGGTGAAAATGATGGAATTAAAACGCATTGCGGCCATGGGCAAATTAAACGAAGCCGTGGAGTTTACCCAGGACATTTTGGAAAGTGGGGAAAAACTAATATTGTTTTGTTCCCTTCATTCCATAGTGGACGCATTAAAGGAAAAATTCCCAAATGCCGTAACCGTTACCGGACGGGACGACCAGGACGAAAAACAAAAAAGTATTGACAGTTTCCAAAACGACCCCAAAACCCAATTGATCATTTGCAACATTAAGGCCGCGGGGGTGGGCATAACGTTAACCGCGTCGTCCCGGGTGGCTTTTTTAGAATTTCCTTGGTCTTATGCCGATTGCGTGCAATGTGAGGACAGGGCGCACCGTATAGGCCAAAAAAACAATGTTATGTGCACATACTTTTTAGGCCAAAACACCGTGGACGAACAAATGTACGAAATGATCCAGGCCAAAGCATCCGTGGCCAACACCATTACCGGCGCCACGGACGAAATGCAGACCAATTTTGTGGAAAGTGTACGCAAAATGTTTTTGTAATGGCAAATAGTTACAGAATGAGCAACGGCGAAAGGGTTTTAAAATCCGTTGTGGACCGTAGGGTTAGACAGGCAAAGGAACAAAAGGTGCAAAACATGTTGGACGAACACGGATATATTTTTTGTGAAGAACCGGGATGCGGTAAGAACACCAACGCCGGGGAACCAATAGATTGCAGCCACGATATAAGCGTAAACGATTTGCAAAAAATGGGCAAAACGGAATTGGCGTACGATGTGGAAATGATAACCATGCGTTGCCGAACGTGCCACCGAATCCACGACAAAACATTGATTGGAAGTTAAAAAAAATAGTGTTGAATTTTTAAATATAGTTAGTTATGAATTTAGGATTTATGCAAAAATGGCCAAAGAAAATGGGCCAGGAGTTAGAAGGGAAACCCACCTATTTTGTGGACAAAATATGGTGTCGGTTGCTGCCCATGTTCGGGGCGGACGAATTGGCTAAATCTAGGAGGGAATACAGCCAAATTTTTGGTAAAGATTGGGACGGCGAAAAGTTAATAATTTATTCAAAACCCCACACCATAAGAGCCAATAAAAGTGGCCGTATAAAAGCCGGTGTGGAGTTGCAACCGTTCGTTTGGAGTGGTAAACCATACCATAGTAAACCGTTCTATTTTTCCCCAAAAATACATTGTGTAAGTACCCAGGTAATACAGATCAAAAAAAGCGGTGAAAAATGGCGCATGCCATGGGTAACGGTGGACGGGGTTTTGTTGACCGCCCCGGAAATACAAACATTGGCCATAAATGACGGGTTTAAGAGTACGGACGATTTTTTTAAATGGTTTGATCAGGATTTTACCGGAACCATTATCCATTGGACAGACTTAAAATATTAGGGCATGGCAAGACCAAAGAAAAATAACGCGGATTATTTCCCGCACGACGCCGACATGCGGAACGATCCCAAAGTGCGCGCAATACGCCGCAAATTTGGTTTAAAAGGTTATGCGGTGTGGTCCATGTTGTTGGAAACGTTGACAGATAAGGACTATTTTAAATTGAAGTGGTCCCCGTTGGATGTGGAGTTGATCGCGGCCGACATGGAAGTGTCCCCGGACGAATTAAAAGACATGGTGGAATACATGGTAAATGTGTTGGAATTGTTGAAAATGGACAATGGTTTTATTTTTTCACCAAAATTAATATCGAGGTTTGAAACCCTGTTAAATAAGCGTAAACGCGACAGAAACAAAGCAAATAAGGAGTTATCGACGGCGAAAACCCCCAACAAAGAACAAACCGGCGCGGAAAACCCCCAAAGTAAAGTAAAGGAAAGTAAAGTAAAAGAAAGTAAAGTAAAAACCTTAGAAGAAAGAAAGGCGGATTTTAAAAAATCCTTATCTCCTTTTTTAGCCAATTACAGCAAAGATCTTTTAAATGAATTTTACGCGTATTGGGTAGAAAAAAACCCGCGCGGTGTAAAATTTAGATTTGAAAAGGAAAAAACTTTTGATTTGTCCAGGCGGTTGGCCACGTGGGAACAGAACAACAAAAAATGGGCGGCCCCAGGAAAACAGATTGTGCAACACGAAGCCAACGAACAGGTGGCGGAAAAATTAAAACAATTCGACTAATGAAAAATGCAAAAAAAGAACCCATTACGGCCGGGGAAGCGTTGCGGAAATTAAAAACCATGATGGACGACCGTTCCGCAGTAAACACGCAATTGGTGTTTAATAACCCAGGAGCCGCAAAAGAACAAAAACCCGCATACGTGTTGTCCAAAAAGGATTTGTGGCGGTTGTTCGATTATTACGCGGCCAAAGCCGTTAAAGAATCCAACAGCACGTTGGAAGCGTACGAAATTAACAACGTTGTGTTGACGGTCTTAAAATACATGATCCAGGATCCGGAATTTAATGTGTTGAACATGGTAAAGAACACGCCGAGTTTGCAAAAAGGGTTGTTGATCCACGGACCGTACGGTGTGGGCAAATCCATGTTGTTTTCCATATTGCAGAATGTTGGCCGGGAGTTGGCCACCAAAAGAAATTGCACGGATATTTGGTTTACCTACATAACCGCCAATGACCTGGTGCAACGGTATATGGACGCCGCCAAAAATGAAAAGGGCGCGGACAATGTGTTTTCCATAGAAAATTACTACAAAGGGGTTTTGTTTATAGACGATTTGGGCCACGAAGAAAAGGCATTTAATAAAACCGAATTGATAGGCCAATTATTGTTCGAGCGCCACAGGAGGGGGGCAAAAACACACGTAACAACCAATTTTCCGCCGTCCGAAATATCCCAAAGGTACGGGGCGTTTATTGGGGACCGGTTGCCGCAAATGTTCAACTTTATCAAATGGAACGGAAACACAAAAAGAGGGGTTTAATTATGGAAAATTTAAAATTAACATGTGAATCCAATATAGATTTAATGGCAAGGTATCCGGACAATTATTTTGATTTGGCCATAGTGGACCCGCCATACGGTATTGGGGAAACCAAAAGAAAAAACGAAAGCCGGTCCAATTTGGCAAAATCTATTAAATACAACCCTTCCAATTGGGATAATAAACCACACGACATTGTATTTTTTAATGAATTAAAAAGGGTTTCAAAACACCAAATTATTTTTGGGGCCAATCATTTTATTGAAAATATACCTAATGCCAATAGTAGTTGTTGGATTGTATGGGATAAAGACAACGGAAAAACGGATTTTGCAGATTGTGAATTGGCATACTGCAGTTTTAATAGTGCGGTGCGTAGGGTTAAAATTAGATGGTCCGGAATGTTACAACACGATATGAAAAACAAAGAAATAAGGATACACCCCACCCAAAAACCGGTTAGATTGTACGAATGGATAATTTTAAAATACGCGGAGCCAGGGCAAAAAATTTTAGATACCAATTTGGGTTCCGGAAGTATTGCCGTTGCAATAGATAAGATTAACAAGGTTGAAAAATGGAATTTACATTTAACCGCGTGCGAATTGGATAAAAAGCATTTTAACGACGCAATAACCAGGATACAACAGGAAACAACACAAATTGCAATTTTTTAATAAATAGTATTTACAGAATGGAAAAAAGAAAAGGCATAGGATCCCACCAATCTGCAAAAATGAAAAAGGACGAATGGTTGACGCCGCCCGAAATAATAAAAGCGTTGGGGGATTTTGATTTGGACCCATGCGCACCAATTACACGCCCATGGGAAATGGCGGTTAAACATTACACAATAAACGACAATGGATTGTCCAAAGAGTGGACCGGCCGTGTATGGTGCAATCCGCCGTACGGTTTAGAAGCTAATAAATGGTTAAAAAAATTAAATGAGCACGGAAACGGTATTGCGTTAATTTTTGCGAGAACAGAAACTAAAATGTTTTTTGATTGGGTTTGGCACAAGGCCACCGCGGTAAAATTCATTGAAGGGCGTTTACATTTCCACCACGTGGACGGCACCAGGGCAAAAGCCAAAGCGGGCGCGCCGTCGGTATTAATTGCATACGGAAAGGAAAACGCCGAAATATTGGAAAAATGCGGAATTAAAGGTAAATTTTTAAGGTTATGATCTAAAATAAAAACCGCATCAAATGTTAAAATTTCGTGTTATATGAAAAAAATGTGGGTTTGGGTATTGTTTTATCGAAATATACAACGTATATTTACGGTGTTGAATTAATAAAGCGTTACAAAATGACATCATCAGAAATTAACACCGAGATTAAAAAGACCAAAGCCATAATGGATGCACTTTTGGTTTGTGTAAAAGACAAATCAATTTCCGTTCAAGATAGAAACCAATATTATGGCGAATATTTACAGGCATCAACTTATTATTTAAAGTTGAACCAGGTAAAGCCACAACACAATTTAACAATTGCATAAACCAACAACCGGGGGCGGGATCACCGCCACATAAAATATTTGAAACATGGAAAATTTAAGCACACCAAAAAAAGAAATGATTTACCAGGAAATGGGACAGACCACCAACGCACAAATTGAGGTCCGCACATCTTACAACGGCGGGTTGTATTTAACCACCGCGTTGGATCTTAAAGGCCGCGGAATTAAGCAAAGCGGGGACGGATCAACCCACAAAAGAGGGTTAAAGACCTACCACGCCACCCAAAAGGCCATGGAAAAATTGGAATTGCAGTACACCACATGTTTTATGGCATCATTGTAAAAACATAATCCGGGGGCGGGCAACCGTCCCCATTAAATATAAATTATGCAAAGGGAAAATGTAATAATAATCCATAAGGGCGACACGTACGAAACGTGGGGATCGTTGACGGAAATTTGCGGAGTTGTCAAAGTAGGCAATAAAATGGTTAGTACCGGACAGGGCCACCAGGAGTTTAAATACTCTACATTGCGCGAAAAAAAATACCCGTTTACGTACAAAGGATGGAAATTTATAAAAGTTCCCCACCGTACATTGGCCAAGGATCAACAGTAAAACGGCCAAAAATGTTAAAATTTCGTGGTAGGCGAAAAAAATGTGGCAATGTGTTTGTTTTATCGAAACATACAACGTATATTTACGGTGTTGAATTAATAAAGCGTTACACATGAAAACTACATTAAAAGAGTACAACGAAAAATCCCAGGAAAAAAGCGAATTAAGAAGATCAGCGGACAACGCCCGTTATTCCCAGGATTACACCACCTACCACGAATTAACCGAAAAGGTAAAGGAATTGGACCAGGCGTATTTTGACAAATTGGACACCGTTTCCGTTTCCTATTGGATAGGCGGACGATCTTATTACCAAGACGTTGTTAAGATCGGTAAAGCGTATTTTTGCCACGGCCGCAAAATGACCAAGGGCAACGGGTACAGGTTTATTGAAGAAATACCCGAAATTACCGATAAAATGGCCGCGGATATGATGGCAGATTCTTACTACTATTAAAAAACACTAACAACGGGGGCGGGCAACCGTCCCCAATTAAAGATTTGAAACCATGAAAGCAATAATAATACTACTATTGGCCACCATTATTTCCGAGTATTACGAAGCAATTAAGGAAGAAACCGACCAACAACCCACATTTGACGGGTTTTATAGATGGTTGGTAATAAAAGATTAATTTTACAGTACTTCAAAGTTTTGAAAAGTCCACAGGAAAACCCCGTGGCGCATTGTTCCAATTAAAATTACAACCAAACAATGGTTTATATTGGAATAGACCCAGGCGTGGAAACCGGCGTGGGATACAGATTACCCAAAAACGCAAACGTAGGCGTTAAAACTCTAAAAATTCATAATGCAATGGCGTTGGTCAATTACCTGGTAAGGGAAAACGACCGCGTGCATGTGCGTATTGAGGACGCCCGCAAACGTAAATGGTTCGGCGGCAAAGGTAAGAACGACCAAAAGCAGATCGACGCCAAAAAACAGGGCGCCGGATCAGTTAAACGGGATTGTTCAATATGGGAAGCGTATTTGGACGATCTGCAAAAAGAACACCCGCAAAAACTCACATTTGAAATGTTGCACCCAGTTAAGGACGGGACAAAGTACACAAGCCGTCTATTTGTGTCAATTACGGGCATACAGGGCCGCACATCAAGCCACGCACGCGACGCATATATGTTAATACACGAATACACCTATAAATCTATTTAAATGGCGGGGGGTATAATCAAATTACGTTTGGTACGATCAATTATTTTAAATGACGTGCACAGATTGGAACAGGGGAAACCGCCTATAAAGTCCATTCATAGATTGGCCCTATTGATCGACACCAGGTACGGCGACGAGTACGAATACGAGCGTATAAAAGATGTAATGTATAAAGCACAAAAAACAGGCTATCAACAGCACGAAAAGGTCGAATGGATGGAAGGTTTAATAAATAAGATTTGCGCGGTGTTGGACACAAAGCGCGAAGATCTTGTACAAGACATAGAGCAATGAAGGCGACGACAAAACAATTAAGGTACTGTAAACGATCCCGCGACACCCCGCCGTATGTTGCGCACGCCGATTTTTTTACACATTACACATTTTTTAACGGTGTCACACGTGGTGTCACACCTAATAATAAAAATAGTGTGACAGAAGCAATAAAAACCCCATTAAATAAGGTGTGACAATATGTTTTTAAAGCCAAAAGAATTTGCAATGTCCGTTGGGGTGTCTTATGCCACTTTGCGTAAACACATAAGCCGGGAAAAGGTTTTAAAATCCGGTGACTATATCGACACCGAAAACGCGCACAACAAAATTTACATTTCGGAACAAACCAACGGCAAAGGGATTGACCTGGCAAAAGTGGGAAAAATGGAAACGGCCGCGCCAAAACCAAAAGCAAAGCCAAAACCAAAGGCCAAAGCCACCGAACCGCCGCCAAAAGCAAAAGTGGCCCAGGAACCGGAACCACCACCGCCGGCAACGGAAAACCAGGTGGACACCGTAACCAGGCGCAAACGGTTGGCAGACGTTCAAAAGGTTGAAAAGGAAATTGAATTAAAAAATTTGCAGATTTCCAAATTAATGGGGGAGTTAATGCCTATTGAAATGGTGCAAAAAATATTAACGATCAATATACAAAGCGTGTTCCGGGAATTGGAAAGCGCGTCCGAAAATATCGCGTCCGTGTATTGTGAAATTTTAGGAGGGGACCGGGACCACTTGGCGCGCATGGTGGAAGAAATGCGGCAAGCGTTGCAGGATAGCATTAAAAATGCCAAAGACAAATCAAAAGAGGAAATACAATCCGTAATTAAAGATTATTCCGCGACCAGGAGCCGCGGCCAACGTAAATAATAAATCCATGAAGAAAAAAGGCAAAAAATTAATTTTCATTAGTAAGATTTCCAACGACGGTTTGGCGTTGTCCCTGGTGACAAAAGACCATGCAAAAGAAATTAAAAACGACATTTTTAAATTAACACCATTGTCGTTATCGGAACAAACATTTATTGCAAAAGATTTTCATTCATTCGTGGTAAAAATAAAGCCTTCCAAGGATAAGAAAAAACCAAAGCGGCCAAAATTCCCAAATTATGAACGGCGCGAAATATCCATGTTTTTATTTTTCCCAATAAAAGTAAAGGGTAAATGGCATTGGTTCAAAGACGCCATTTTAAAACAACGCCGATTGGGCGTTGGTGGATTATTAACCAAATGGGAAACATATAAAATTATTGATCTAATTGAATAACCCATGAAAAAAGTAATTGTATTAGGCAGCGTTTCAATAGGAAAGGCCGCCGCCGAAAAATTGCACGCGCAAGGAATAGAAATTGTTGAGGTTTGCAAAGGACTTTCCCAAGCTGCCAAAGCCGTTAAGGATTTTAATGTGGCGTGTTCGGAAATGGTAGAAATGGCAAAAAATATTCCGGACCCGTTCGTGCCCGAACCATTGTTGATCCAGGGCCGCAAATTTGTGGACCCGGAACCACCCCGCCATTTTAACCACAAATCCAAATACCATAAATAACCCCATGCAAACGTCCAACGACATAATGTTGTCCAAGTATTTGGACATACACGAAAAAATTTACGACTTTAAAACGGTCAAAATTTTACCGTCCGTATGGACAGAAGAAAACGTGCGGTTGGGTTCGGACATATCCAGGTACACCGGCCCGTTTAGGTATGACAAATCCCCGTACACCCGCGAGATTATAAACAATTTGTCACCCACGGACCCAACGGAAACCACGGCCGTTATTAAGTGCGCACAAAGCGGATTGACCCAGGGCGTAATAATTCCCGGTATTTGCTACATAATAAGCGAAAACCCCGGCCCCATTCTGTTTATGGCAGGGGACAAAGAATTGGCGCGTAATAGCGTGCGCACGCGTTTAGATCCGGTTATTGAAAGTAGCGGCATTGGCCATTTGATCCGGCCAAACGTTATACGTAAAAAAAACCAACGTACAGGGGACACGGATTTTTCCAAAGAATTTGCCGGCGGCCAATTAATTGTGGAGGGCACAAAGAACGCGGACAAAATGCGGCAATTTTCCGTCCGGTACATTTTCGCGGACGATTGGGAAGCCGCCCCCAGGGACGACAAAAAAGAAGGATCCGTGCGTAAATTGGTGGAAGGCCGTTCCACATCCTTTGGCAACATGCGTAAATTGTTTTATATCAGTACCCCGGCAGTAAAACAAACATCCAATATCGAACCGGTTTACGAAATGGGCGACCAACGCAAATGGCATTGGAAATGTCCCCATTGTAAAAAGTACATCCCAATGGAATGGCGGGTAAAAAAGGAGGACGGAACGTACGCCGGCATAAAATATGAATTGGACCAAAACGGATTGTTAAACGAAAAGTCCGTCCATTATGAGTGTCAATATTGTGGGGGTAAAATTTTGGAACGTGACAAATTTAATTTGAATTTGGCAGGAAAATGGATTGCCACCGCCAAACCCGTACGCCCAAACATTAGGAGTTACTATTTAAACGCGTTGATCATTCCGCCGGGGTTTACGTCGTGGGTGGACCTGGTGTACGAATGGATCGAAGCCAACCCCAAAGACGGGGTGGTGGACATTGGAAAGTTAAAAACTTTTTTAAATATCCGGTTGGGCCAAACATGGACAGAGCACGGCGAAACCCCCCGCGTTAATGAGTTAATGAAAAATATATGTAGTTATAACCCCGGAACCGTTCCGGATATAACGGCCGCGGAACACGGAAACGGCGACATTATTATGTTGACATTGGCATGCGATTTAAACGGGATCATGGAAAAAAACAACCAGGACGTGCGTTTAGATTGGGAATTGGTGGCCCATACCACCACCGGCGCGTGGTATAGCGTGGACCATGGCAGCATAGGAACGTTTAAACGGGAACGGGACAAAACCAAGTTTGAACGCGAAACCGACGGCGACCGGGAAAAATGGACGTACAACCACGGCCACAAAAACAGCGTTTGGCCGGTGTTCGAAGAACTAATGCGGAAAAAATGGCCGTGCGAAACCCCGGACCGCCACATGGAAGTTATGTTAACCACCGTGGATACCGGGTATTTTACCAGGTTGGCCAACCAATTTATTGAAAAATTCGACGACCTAATTATTTTAGGGATCAAAGGAGCCGTGGAAACAGATTACCGCCGCGTGCAAAAGGACACCGCGCCCGTGCGGCAATCCAGGGAAAACAAAGGATTGTATATTTTGGAGGTGAACCAAATAAAGGACGAATTAAGCAGTTATATAAAATTGGTCGAAGGTTCGGACGGGTACCAACCCCCCGGTTTTATGAATTTTCCACAGCCCCAGGACGGCAAATACAACATGGTGTCGTATTTCCAACATTACGAAGGGGAACGCCGCGTGGAAGAAACCAAAGACGGTGTGGTGGTCGGTTTCAAATGGGAAAAGAAAAACAGCCAATCGTTAAACCACTTTTGGGATGTTCGCGTGTACAACATTGCGGCCCGGTACATTTATTTGGACCTAATAGCAAGGTCCGAAAAGAACATAAACAAATTGTCGTGGGCGGAATTGGTGGCCATGATAAGTAATTAAAAAACAAAAAAATGTCAAAAAAAGCGGAATTAATAAAAAAAGACGTTGTACTAATAATTTTTAAGGACGATAAAATTAAAATCAGACATTTTAACGAATGTCGTTTTTTTAGAGGAACACACAGTATAATTATAGACAATTGGACTTATTATTGCAAAAACGAAAGTTATTACGCTGCATTAAACTATTGTTTTATTATAGATAAAAACAAAAAGAAACAAGCGTTAGACGAAACATTTAATTTGCGCAAAAATAAATTCGAATCAGATTTATTAGTACTAAAAAAAAATATCGAAAGCATTAACCAAAAAATTGAATTGGAAAATAAATTAAAACATAATTTGTTTTTGTAAGGCACAAAACAAACCCAAACCCCCCAGGATCAACAAGCCACCCAACCGGGTGGTTTTTTTGTACTTCAAATTTTTGGAGTTTACAATACTTAGTTTTGGCCTAACGATTTACATAAACACATCATAAAAATGAAAAATTAATGATCAATTGGGGACTATTGCGCGAGGTTGTAGGCGCAACGCCATGGTGCGTGGATTTCCACACATTGCCGGCGTTGCTTAGTGTTATGGATAACATCCAAAACGGCGTACAATTTACCGTGGCGGACAACGGCGAAAAGTACAACACCCCATTATTAATGCGGGTGGGTAACGATACCCGCATAATAAACAGGCCATACGGCAACGGTTGGGAACCCGGACAGCTAGAGAACAACGAAAAATTTAAAGCCGTTGGTATTATCAACATAAACGGACCCATTACCACGTCCGGCGGCGCGTCAAGTAGGGGAATGGACCACGTTTCCAGCATAATGCGAAAAATGGCCGCGGACGAACGCGTGGTGTCTTTTATAGTGTTGGCAGATTCCGGCGGGGGCGCATCCGCAGCCGTGGAAATTATGACCAATACCATTAACCAGGTCAAAGAAACAAAACCCGTGTATGGCCTGGTAAAAAAAGGAGGTATGGCGGCATCCGCCATGTACGGCATTTTGTCCGCGTGCAATGAAATTTACGCGGAAGATGAAATGGCCATTGTGGGATCGTGCGGAACCATGATCCAATTTAATGGCCGCGAAGCCAACACCACGGATCCGGACGGCGTAAAGCACATCAGAATGTATGCCACAAAATCCACCATGAAAAACAAGGGTTTTGAAGATGCTTTAAATAAGGACAATTACACGGTTATTTTAAACGAATTGTTGAACCCTATTAACGAACGGTTTTTGGATCATTTATTGGCCAACCGGCCACAATTAAAGGGTACGGATTTTGACAACGGCAACACCAAGTTTGCCAAAGATTCCGTGGGAACATACGTTGACGGTATAAAATCGTTTTCGGAAGTGTTCCAAATGGCCGCAAAAGCGGGTAAGGATAAACCAGGATTTAAGGCCGGAGGGCCAACATCAAATAATAATTTAATAAAAGGTAACATGGACATTAACGAATTAAAACAAAACCATCCGGCCACGTACAACAGCATTTTTAACGCGGGCGTATCGGCCGAGCGTGACCGCGCAGGATCTTGGTTGGCACATGCCAACACGGATATGGAAACCGTTATTAACGGAATTAAAAGTGGCAACGAAATTTCCGCCACCGTACGGGAAGAATTGTTGGTAAAAGCCAACGCCAACGCACAATTGGGAAAATTGGAAAGCGACAGCGCGGGAGCCATTGCCACCAAGGAAGAAAAAACAAAAGTTGATCAATTGGACAACGACGACGAAGTGGAAGCATTTTACAAAGATGTGGACAGTAAGTTGGGGTTGAACGCAAAAACAGTTTAAGCCATGGGAGTAGAGCAAACAGGCGCAACGCGCAACCAAAGTAATTTAAAGATTTCGCACAAACATATTTTTTTGTTCGACAATAAATATGCGGAATCCATTTTTAACAACAACACCGGCGACACGTACACGTTAAAACCCGGTTTGGTTGTAATTAGAAACACGGCCGCCACCACAAAGGTAATTCCGGCGGTATCGGGGGCAACATTGATTAACATTGTTGGGGTGGTAAGCACAAACGACGACATTGAAATGTCCGACGGATCGGACGCAAACATTACCATTTGCGACGGTGGGGTAATTAACAAAGATTTGTTGATACTGCCATCCGGCGTAACATTGGACACCTTAATTGCCACGCACGGCATTACGGTTGGGGACAAATTGCGGTCCCTAGGTTTCGACCTAGAAGGCGCGGTGGAAAACACAAAATTTGATAACGAATAATAGCCATGATAACATTAAATCAGCACAAAGCGCATTTAACAAAAAGGATCATTGCCAGCTTTTCAGACGATAGCGCGCCAAAACTTGGTTTGTCGTCCTGGTTTCCTTCATTGACCACATCCGCAAAAATGGTAAGTATCGAGGTAGAGCGCAACCGCCAATTGGTAGCGTCCCAGGTACAAAGGAACACCGGCGGAAACATTAACACGTTCAGCAATAGCAACGAAAAAATGTACACCCCGCCGTATTACGAGGAAATTTTTGATTTCACCGCGGCGCAGTCTTATGACGTAACTTTTGGTGCGGGCAACAACCCCAACAAAAACCAGGTTATGGATATGATAGGGGAAACGTCCAGGAGGTTAAAGACCCTAAAGGAAAAAATACAACGCGCCATAGAGTTGCAACGCGCCCAGGCATTGCAAACGGGTATTGTAATAATGAAGAACGGCGACCATATCGACTTTAAAAGAAAGGCCGCATCCATTGTGGCCAAGACAGGGACCGCCGTTTGGGCTAACGCCGCCGGTAAACCTTTGGACGATGTGGCCGCGGCCATAAAATTTATCCGTCAAGAGGGTAAAAGCGCGTTAAGGCAATTCGATCTTATTTTGGGCGAAGCTGCATTTTCGGATTTTATGAACAATGCCCAGGTAAAGGCCACCGCAGAATTTAGGCGCATTTCCATTTTGGAAATTGGCACCACCCGTTTTGATAATACCACCGGGTTAAATTTCCACGGGCAGTTTTCCACCAAAAACGGATTGGTGAACATTTGGACGTACGACGATTTTTACGAAAACGCCAACGGTACGTTTTCGGAATACATAGAAACCAAAAACGCATTGGTTTTGCCACGCGATTTTGTGGGCCGTTCATCATTTGCCGGCGTTCCTGCCATTAAAAGGGATAAGAGCAACGCGGAATATCCGGAGTTTATCCAACAAATGGAAGCGGAATTTTACATTAACAACTATGTGGACCCAAGAAAAAAGGCCCATTGGTTCGAAATTTGTTCCGCCCCATTGGCGTTGCCGGTCAGCGTTGACAGGGTAGTGACAATAAAAACAGCGGAATAAGGCCGCAATTATAAAAATCAAAGCCACCCATTACGGTGGGTGGCTTTTTAAAACCGTGGGGTAGGGCAGTTGGTAGCCCGCCAGGCTCATAACCTAGAGGTCGCCGGTTCGAATCCGGCCCCCGCAACAAATATTAATCACAAATAATTTTATTATGGCAAAGTTTAAAATTTTAGTTATCGCACATTTATTGGCCAACAACGAAGTGGCCAACCACGGGGAAATTGTGGACGGATCCAAATTAGTGGGCAACCCGGACGACCTGGTTAAAAAAGGTTTTGTGGAATTGGTAAAGGGATCCGATAAGGAGGACGACAAAGGGGAAACCGTAAAATTGGACAGGTTGACCAAAGAAAAATTGGTGGAATATGCCGCCGAAAACTTACAATTAACGTTGACCGTAGAGGGCAACACCAAAGCGGAGTTGATCAAAGCAATTGAGGACGCGCAAAAAGCCAAGGACCAGGAAACCGAAGGCGGAAACGAATAAAAGGTAAAGCATGTCCGGAAACATTTTACAGGCCGCAAAGGCAGACGCAAAAAAGTACATTACCGCGGGTGGTTTCCAGGAAGATTTAACCATAAAGACGCCGGACGAAAACACGGTGTTGCAAATAACCGGGTTTGCCACAAAGCACCACATTAATTTTGATAGTGACGGCAACCCGGTAAACTCAAAAAACGTTCATATCTGTATAAGCGAATCGGATTTGGTGGCCAACAGTTACCAGGTAAGGAACGCCAAAGGCGAAGTGGCTTTAATAAACCACCGCGTTACGTTCAAAGATAGTTCCGGTTTGGATCGGGATTATATCATAAAAGAAACATTACCGGACGAAACGTTGGGGTTGATCACATGTATTTTAGGAGATTTTAAGAGCAATTAAACAATGGCGGCAATAATAACGGAAATAATACCACAACAGGGTTTCGAGTTGGTCGGGGAGCGTATCGGCGCGGTTTTGGCGTTAGAATTGGCCAACCAAAAGGCGTTGCAATCATTGCCGGACGGTTTGGAGGTGTTCCGCGAAAGAATTACACCGTACGACAAAAGCGAAGATGTAATGGTAAATGTGTTGTTGAACAACATAACGTTTTCCAATTTTACGGAAAGCAACGCGGAAGGCGGCACCGTTTATTACGTGGACATTTACACCACGGGCATTGCGTCACCTGGTAAAACGGGCGGGCAAACGGCGGCCGCATTGCTGCAAAGATATTTGGGCATGGCGCGTTACATTTTGCAATCTACCAAATACAAAACATTGGATTTTGCACCCGGAACAATTGCCGGAACATACGTTGAAAACATACAGATTTATGACATAGAGGACAATCAGGACGCCGCCAACGTAAAAATGGGCCGTTTAACGTTCCGTGTCAGGATTTACGAAGGGCAAAACCTTTGGGAAGGTGTGGACATGGGGCCATTGGCAACCATGGTAAAATTACAGGAAACTGAAAAAGGATATAAATACGAATTAAACAATTAACAAAATGACAGCAATAAGCACCGCCGTGGGAACGGAACGCAAGTCCAGGACGTCAGGGTATAAGATCAAAAAAGGTTTTTTTGATAACGACCCGGCAAATTTACCGCAAATAATTGCAGTTTTTGGAGAAGCCAACACGGCAAACCAAAGCGGTTTAAGTACCGTTAAAAAGGAAATTACGTCCGCAAAGGAAGCCGCGGAATTGTACGGGTACGGATCACCTTTGCACCAAATGTTTAGGATTTTGCGCCCGGTGTCCGGTGACGGTGTGGGCGGTATCCCCACAATTGCATTTCCCCAGGCAGAAGCGGGCGGGGCAACCGCCACCGCACACGAATGGACGGTAACAGGAACGGCCACCGCCAACGCAACGCATACAATTGTAATTGCCGGCCGTGGTTCCTTAGATTTTCTTAAATATTCGTTTGCCATAGTAAAAGGGGACACGGCCACGGTAATTGCGGGAAAGATAAAAGACGCCATAAACGGGGTGTTGGGCAGTCCGGTAACGGCGGCCAATGTTGCCGGGGTGTTGACCATTACCACAAAATGGAAAGGAGTTACAAGTGCCAATTTAAAATCCACTATTGATTTGGGTACCAACGCCGCAGGCGTATCGTATAGCAAAACAGCGACCACGGACGGCGCCGGGGCCGCGGATTTGTCCGGAGCATTGGCGCAAATGGGCGACGTGTGGTACACCGTTGTGGTTAATCCTTATGGCGCGGCAGCGTTCGACGATTTGGAAGCCTTTAACGGCAGACCGGACGCGGACAACCCCACCGGAAGGTACGAAGGATCCGTTTTTAAACCGTTCATGGCCTTTTTTGGCAGCGTGTTGGACGATAAGGACGACATTGTGGCCATCACCAACGATTCCGCCAGGATCGAGGAAGTAACCAACGTATTGTGTCCCGCGCCAAAATCGGAGGGGTTCCCATGGGAAGCCGCCGCAAACGCCGCGCGTTTATTTGCCCGCACCATGCAGGACACCCCGCATTTGGACATTAACAACATGGCATATCCGGACATGCCGGTGCCATCCAACGGAATAATTGGTGACATGGCAGATTATAACAACCGCGATTTGCTGGTAAAAAACGGCGCGTCCACGGTAGTGTTGGAAAATGACAGTTATAAGGTTCAAGATTTTGTAACAACATACCATCCGGAAGGGGAAAACCCGTTGCAATACGCATACGCGCGCAACCTCAATTTGGATTGGAACGTGTCAGACAATTACAGGACATTGGAAAAACTTTTTGTAAAAGACCATGTTTTGATCCGTGACGGCCAAGTTACAGACGTTGCCAAGGCCATAAAACCAATAGAATGGAAAGGAATTGTGCAGGATTTATTTGTGGATTTGGCGGTAAAAGCGTTGATAAACGACCCGGATTTTTCCAAAGAAAGTTTGCGCGTGGAAATAGACGGCACCAACCCGGACCGTTTCAATACATTTTTCCGGTATAAAAGAACAGGAATTGCACGCATAGAATCCACGGACGTGGAAGCGGGTTTTTAATAAATCATTAATCTAAAAAAAAAGAAATTATGCCACAGTACATAGGCGGCGACATTACGGAAATTGTGTGCAAACATTCATTGGGCACATTCCGTTTTCAGGCCAAGAGCAACGAAGATTTTACCATTAACACCGGCGGGTTTAGATCCAACGACGACGCCAACGGAATTACCGGTGGGGGTGAAATGATAGACCAGGTCAACAACACCCGTTGGTCCATGGAGGGACCAATTGCCGTGGACATGAAAAGCGGCAACGAATCGGTTAATTTGCAAAAATTGGCAGAATCGGCCGAATTGGGCATTTGGACCATTACCCATGTTTCCGGGGTGGTACAAAAAGGAAAGGGAAAACCCGTTGGGGACCTTAATTATTCAACAAATAACGCCCAAATGACCTTAAAAGTGGCGGGATCCGGTAAACTTGAAAACCTATAGTGATATGACAAAAAAAAGTAAAATTAGTGAGGACGTAGCATTGGCCGACCTTAAAAAATTTTTAGAGAAATACAAGGCCAAGGAAATGCGGCGCGGGCAATTAAAGGACGATAAGATAAAAGACGACTATGTGGACGTGTTGGAAGCGATCCAGGACGGTTTTATGGTGTTCGATGATAAGCACAACCCAAAATATACATTGCGGGTTCCTTTGGAAACGGACGGCGGCAACCCGGAATTGGCCACAAGGGAAATTTTATTTAAAACCCGTGTCCGTCCATCCGTTAAGGCGGATCTAATGGACGGGTTAAAGATAGAAACGCAATTGGGCAAATTTTCCATTAGGTACATGGGATATATTGCGGATTTATCGGCCGGCGACATAGACAAATTGGACCCGGAGGATTACGACGTTATAAACCAAATTTGTTCAGTTTTTTAGACGGGTGGACATTGGGCGGCACGGACGCCATGATTAAATCCGTGGTCCGGTATTTCAAATGGACACCCGAAACAATAGACCAACTTTTTTTGGATGATTACGATCATCACGGGTTGGTCTATTGGTATAAAGACGTAGAAGAACAGGAAAAGGCAATGAAAAACCACAAAAAAAAGTAAATGGGGGCAACGATCAAAATTCCCGCGGAGTTTAGGGCAATAGACAAATTTAGTGGCGTAATTAAGGCAATGACACGGGGCGTTCGTAATTTTTCCAACAACGGAATTGCGGCCGTCCGCCGTTTTGATATGCGCGTACAACGTACATTTTCCAAGTTAAACCGCATGGTGGGCAATTTTGGTGTGTTAATGGGCGGTGCGGCCATTGTGGGGGCCATTGGCGGGGCCATAAGCATTACCGCAGATTATGAACAGGCCAACGCCAATTTGGCGGCGGTAATGGGCAAGACCGTGGAACAGACCCAGGCATTACAGGCAGATTCCAAATTGTTGGGATCAATTACCAAATTTACGTCCGCAGAAGTTACCGGGCTGCAAACGGAATACGCCAAATTGGGGTTTGTAGAGGACGAAATTTTAAAAGTTACCAAAGGCACATTGGCGTTGGCCGCGGCCACCGGCACGGATTTGGACCAGGCCGCCGCCCAGGTCGGCGCCACCATACGTGCGTTTGGTTATGACGCCAAAGAAGCGGCCAGGGTTTCGGACGCGTTCGCGGCGTCCACGTCAAAATCCGCATTGAATATGGAATTTTTAAACACCGCCATGTCTATTGTGGCCCCGGTGGCGTCTAAATTTGGGTTTGAGGTGGAAGGCGTTTTGGCATTGTTGGGCAATTTGGCGGATAGTGGTTTTGATGCAAGTTCCGCGGCCACGGCAACCCGTAACATACTTTTAAATTTAGCGGACGCCAACGGAAAATTGGCCAAATCATTGGGAAAACCGGTCAAGGATCTACCTAGTTTAGTGGCCGGCCTTAAAAAATTGGACGCCCAGGGGGTTAATTTGGCCAAAATGTTAGAATTAACGGACGTTAGGAGCGTTGCGGCATTTTCTACATTCGTAAAGGGTACGGATAAGATTTTGGATTTAAACGACGCGTTAAACGTGGCGGGCGGATCGGCCCAGGCTATGGCGGACAAACAATTGGCCACCTTAACAGGTAAGACCACCATTTTACGGTCCGCGTACGAAGGTTTTATATTATCGCTAGACAACGGAAAAGGGCCATACTCACAGACCATAAAAAACGTGGTGGATACCGCCACGGAAATGTTGTCCATGGCGTCCGGGACTGCCAAGGCGGCCACGGAAATGTCGGAAGGGGAATTAAAAATAAGGGCATACGCGGAAGCGGGCATAAAAGCGGTAAAAGTTATTGGAGGTTTAACCGCCGCGTATTTGGCGTTTAAAGTGGGGCTAATGGCGTACAACGTAGCCATGGGCGTGTACACGGTGTCCACACAGATTGCCACAGCGGCCACCACCGCTTTTGGGGTGGCTTTAAATTTAGGGTTATGGCCAATTTTGGCCATCATTGCCGGTATTGCTGCCATTATAGCCATATTTTACTATTGGGACGAAATAACCGCGTGGTTTGGTAAGCAATGGACAACGTTTACCGGTATGTTGGGCGCGGTATGGGATAACCTGGTGAAATGGTTTAAAAATTTCAGCTTTAAAGACTTTTTTAAGAGCATAGGCCAAAGCCTAATGAAGTATTTGTTATGGCCAATGAAACAATTATTGACACTATTGTCCAAGCTGCCCGGAAAAGTGGGCAAAATGGCGTCCATGGGGTTGGATAAGATCGGCGAAATGTCCGGCGAATTGGATGTGAACGACAGCCGCAAACCATTGGATGGTCCGGAGGTGAACAACGCCAATATTACCAAAGAAACGGTAACGCGCAATAGTTTGGCCATAGACATTAACGACCCAGGAAACAACGTAAAAAACACAAGATCGGAAGGGCCGTTGGCCATACCGGTTAAAGTGTCCAACACACAAGGAAATAATTAATTATGACAAAGGACATTGCAATTTCGGAGTTTGGAAGCGGCGGCGACGTGGCCATTATTGGCAACGATTTGGCATTGTCGGAAAAGTTGTTGCAAGCCATTTATATTGCGTTGTTCGGCGGCAATTTGGAAGCCGTTACCCAGGGCAACGAATTGGAAGGCCAGGAAAGGAACGACTATTGGGCCAACGGGTTGTTGTGGTCGGACGAAAACAACAAACAGTTTAACAGCGTAACGGAAAACACATTGTGTAACGTGGTGTTGAACAGTTCCGGAAGGTTGCAGATTTTAAGCGCCGTTGAAAAGGATTTGGAATTTTTGTCCGGCATTGCCAACGTTGACGTGGACGTGTCCATTTTAACGTACAACCGCGTGGAAATTAGCGTAAAAATATCCAGGTTGGACAATTTACAGGAAAAGCAATTGCAAATGGTATTTGATAATGCCAAAAATGAATTGATAACATTTACAGAAATATGAAACAGATTCCAACCACAAAAGCCATTTACGAATCCATAGAAAAGGATTTGCGCGCCAAATTGGATTTGTCGGACGACAATTTGCGACGGGTTTTAAACGCGTTGGCGGCGTCCGTTGCAGCGCAAATAAAACTATTGTATTTGTACACATTGGACGTGCAAAAAAACATATTCCCGGACACGGCGGACACGGCAGAAAACGGCGGCGAATTGGAAAGATTGGGACGCATATATTTAAACCGCGACCCCAACCCGGCCACCGCGGGCGTGTACAAAATACAGTTGACCGGGGAATCCGGATCCGTAATACGTCCGGACCTTACATTTAAAAGCAATGAGGACAGCAAAAGCCCCGGAAATTTATATGTTACGGACGCCGAATACATTTTAACGGGCGCAAACGATTTTATAGAAATACGCGCGTTGGACGGCGGAACGGAATTTGGTTTGGACGTTTCCAACGAATTGACCATAACCGAACCGGTTTTGGGCGTGGATCAATTGGTGCAAGTAACCGAAGTGGTAGAACAACCAAAGGCAGCGGAAACAACCGCGGCATATAGACAGGCCATTTTAAATGCCATTCAGTTGGAGCCACAGGGCGGAAGCAAAACAGATTACCGGTTGTGGGCAGCGGACGCCCAGGGCGTGCGGCAGGTGTACCCCTACATTAAGGACAGCAACGCGGGTGTGGTACAAATATTTGTGGAAGCCAACCCGGACGACAGCACGGACGGCAAAGGCACCCCAGGAGCGCCAATATTAACAGAAGTGGAAGAAGTGTTGGAAATGGACCCGGACGAAACCAAACCCACCAACGAACGCGGGCGGCGCCCTATACAATCCACATTGGAAGTGGCGGCCATTTCTTTGGTTCCGGTAGATGTGGACATTACGGCATTGGATACGGACACCACCGCCATACGGTCCGCCATAGAAACCAATTTGGTGGCATACCTGTTTAATGTTAGGCCATACATTGCCGGGGCGGATCTTAGCAGGAACAAAAACGACATTTTATATTCCGCCCGTTTACAATCCGTGGTAACGGACGTGTTGGAAAGTAGCAATTTTTTTACGGATTTTGTCATGTCGGTAAACGGGGTGGCCGTGTCGTCGTATGAGTTTTCAGGGGCAAACATTCCATATTTAAGAAACTTAAATTTTGTTTAAATGGGGTACGAAGTAACAGCCAAGAGCACGCAATTTGGATATGGTACGCCGTTTGGTTTTAAAACGCCGCACAAATACCCCCAGGATTTGGAACAAAGTTTGTCCGAAACGTTTTTGGGATTAACAAAACAACTTTATCCAACGGGGCGCGCGTTCAACATACCGGAAAAAAGCACATACGAAAAATTGCACAAAGGTATTAATACGTCAATGATCCGGTTAACCCAGGATGTAAAGAGCGTGGTTAACAAATCCATACCGGACAACGACGATTTTGTGGAAGCGGACGCAACGTTGTGGGAAAATAAATTGGGGTTGTTTATAAACCCCGCCACTACTTTGGAAAACAGAAAGTCCGCCATTATGCGCAAAATGGCATACCCCACCAACATTAAAGCGCGCCAAAATCCAAATTTTTTGGAAGCACAATTGCGGTTGTCAGGGTTTAACGTTCGGGTGTATGAAAACAAGTTTTTGGAGGGTGGCGAATGGGTACACAAGACCCCGGACGAAGTGGCCGCCACAAGTGCAACACAGACCCAACACGGCGGAACGTTGCAACATGGGGGCGGCACCCAACATGGAAGTGGCGGTTTTTCGGTAATTGCCAATAGTTTGGACAGTTCGGAAAATTACAATGTGGGCGGGGGTTCCAATTTGTGGGCGTCGTTCTACATTTCCGGGGACACCGTAAACGAAATGGCCACCGTGGACAAAGCACGCGAAAAGGAGTTTAGAGAATTAGTATTAAAATTAAAACCGGCCCATTTGGTGGCGTTTTTATTTATAAATTTTATATAAAATGGCAAGGGACAAAGCAACATTAACGAACATTGATAAATCCAATTTAACGGATTTTCCAAACGGGCGTATTAAGGACAACAGCGGGGCCGGGGACGGGACACCGGTAAACGAAAGGGTGTACGGGGATTTGCACGAAGTTTTCGCAAAATTAATGCGGTTGTACGGCATTAGTTACAACGGGTTGCCGGACAATGAAACAAACGGGTACCAATTATTGGACGCGTTGGTGGCGTTGGCATCCAAAAACGATTACATTTTGGACATTGGCAGCGTGGGCGGAAAATTAACGGTCCCGGTAAAATTGGGATCATTAAAAACCGGGGAATCCATAGTGTGCAAAGCCACAGTAAACAAAGGATCCGAAACCGTCATAAAAGGTACATTGGACAACACGGACAAAACGGTGTCGTTTGTCGGAAGTTTTTTAAATGGTGAATACGTGCGGTTGATCAACACCGGCGCAAATATAACATTGGTCCGTTTGGTGGACATTTCCAACATTGATTCGGTAGTTACTGCCAATAGTTTTTTAAAGGCGGCCACAACGGCCCAGGAAAAGGCCGGCACATTAAACACCGTGGCCACCACCCCGTTGGGCAACATATTGGCATTTGCGGAATGGGTAAACGGTACGCCGTCCGCGGCTAGTTTGGCCACCGCATTGCGCAACGGGTTGTACCCAAAGGAACATTTTTCCATTGTGGAGAACATAGGCAACGACCGCGTGCGCAACATTGGTTTTTTTAGTGGTATCCAGGTGGACGGCGACCCAATGAATACGTTTTACACCGTGGGCGGGGACGTAACGGTGGCCAAGAAAACAGGCAACGACGGCGACACGGATTTAATAACAATAACCATGGCCAACGCAATGGACAATACCAATTATTTTGTGCGCACGTTTATACAATCCCAGGGCAACCAAAAAAACGATTCGGAAATGGAATGTCCCAATTTTAGGCCCATAAGCACCACCCAATTTATATTGGCATTGCGTGAAAGTGGCAGCGTGGTACAAAATTTAAAAATACACATGGAAGTTGTACAAATATCATAAGCATGAGAACAATAAAACATTTAGCGGTACCACAGGACACGGATTTGTCCAAATGGCCCAATGGCCAATTAAAAAACGAAACGGACAGCGAAGCGGGAACGCCCGTTGTGCGCGAAATTTTGGGCGATCCATTAACAAATATTTACGCCATTTTAACCGCTGCAGGAATTACGCCCAATGGCCAGGAGGACAGCGAAACAAACGGGTACCAATTTTTGGAAGCGTTGCAGAAATTGGCCAACGTTTTAAACGACGTGGAACAAATATTGACATTGACCGGCACCGTGTGGTCCGTAAACATGGATTTGGACAATTTACCGGACAAATATGTATTTATTGCCAGGGTAACGGAAGATTACAACGACGCGGTGGGGTACACCATAGAGGGTACCGGATCCAATAGTTACGCGTTAACGTCCGCCACAGGATTTAAAGCCGCGGAAACCGTGTTGGTGGTATTGGATCATTCCGGCGTAAGGGTGTTGAGTTTAACAGCGTCCGCCACCACGTCGGAAGATGTGTTTACGGTATTTGGCACCCCGGTGTCCTTCAATAGTTCGTCTAAAATGTATTATGAGGAAAACGGCAGTTTGTTAACGGACACCCCCACCATAAACCATTTGCAAAACATAATCAGGGTGGCAGAAAGCAACGGCACGTTGTTGGTTTACAACATGTTTATTATGCAGGGCCACGCGTTGTGTTTTTGTTATTTACCGGACGTACAGACATACAAATTTTACCAATTTGATTTAAATGATTTGGACACCGCGGAATTGGTAACGGTGGAAGAAATTGTAATACCGACGGGATCCAACAACGAGCCATACGCATATACGGACGGCACCATGGTATATTTAACCAATTTGGCCGGGACCACCACAAACGATTACGAGTTGGCCGGGCTAACGTACGACCCCAACGCCAAAACATTAAACAATGATATTACCAGGATATTGGACACCGGGTTTACCAAGACCACAAACGCCGTAATACAGCCAAATGAATTGGTAACATTTGTGGCGGGTGCTTTAAAAAAGTACAATTTAAGCACGGGCGCGGAAACGTATTTGGCAGATTATAACACCTTTATGGGGGCAATATTCAGGTTTAACGGAAACACCTATTATTCCAACGGCGAAGTGGCCAAAAAATGGACGGTATAAACCCGTTATATAATTCAAAAAAAAAGTTGTAATAATTTTAAAATAAAAATGTTTTATGAAAAATCAAAATTTTGGCGATGCAGTAAAATTGTTAAAAGATGGCCAACCGTTAAGGCGTTCAATTTGGCCTAAAGGTTTTTTTGTGTTTAGGCAAGTTCCTGCAGAAATAAAAAAAGATATTGTACCAAAAATGCAAAGTTTACCCAATGCAGTAAAAGATGTATTTATAAAGCGTTTCAATGATCCAAAAAACCAAATAGACGCTATTTATTACAATAACCAATTAGCCCACGTGGGTTTAAGTAATTTAATAACAGGTTGGCAACCATCAATCGAAGATGTTATGGCGGTTGATTGGGAAATTTTAAATTAACAAATGGCGGCCTTTAACGTAAACATGGACGGGATCATTAAATTAACTTCCAAGTTGGAGAGGTTAAACCGGTCCGCGTTTCCGGTAGCCGTCCGTCAAACGTTGAACAACGCCGCGTTTACCACAAAGGAGTTGGTGCCAAAAGTGGCCGCGCAAAAGTTCACCACCCGCCAAAATAATTTTTTCCGTGCGTTTTCCGTAGTGGACAAGGCCACCGGGTTTAACGTTAACAACATGCGCGCCGTTGCTGGTATAAATGCCGCAAAAGGGGATAAAGTGGCGGACGGTTTGGAACAACAGGAAACCGGCGGAGTGGTAGAGGGTAGAAAGTTGATACCGCACAACATGGGGCGTATTTCCGGGGCGTACGGCAAAAAGTTAAAAGCCAAAAACAGGTTTAGAAATATAAAGGTAGCCACCAAAGGTAAAAGGGTACCGGGTGCCAAACATGTATTGATCAAAAAGGGCGGGCGCGGAACCGTGTTTGAAATTAAGCGTTTAAAGACAAAAACCAAGTTAACGCCAATTTACAGTTATAGGAACACCAATAAATCCAGGGTGGCCAAAACACCATTTATGGCGCCGTCGGCAATGTTGGCCGCGGCAAGGTTGCCGCAATACTACCAAAAGAACGCAGAAAACCAATTTAAAAGAATGTTGCAATAATGAGTTGGAAAGACAGTTTAAAAAATAACCCGTTTAGGATCAAGACCGGGGACGGCAAAGAATACCGCCCGTTGTGGATCAGCGGGGAAAGGACGTTGGAATTTAACGCGGCCGTTTATGATTTTATAGACGTGTCCGGATCGTTGGTTGATCGTAAAAAACCAAAATCCACAAAATACCCGTTGGTGTTTTATTTCCAGGGGGACGACAACGTGGCGCAATCAAAATTATTTGAAACGTCCGCAAAGGACAACCGCGCATGGGAGGTTAACCACCCATTTTATGGAACCATTACCGGCCAACCATTGGCAATTGCTTTTGACGATAGCGCGTTTAATATTACCAAAATAACGGTGGACTTTTGGGAAACCATAACCCAGGATTACCCCAACACCAAAACGTCCGCCCGTGACACCATAATTAAAAAAGTAGGGGTTTTAAATGCGTTGGGCGTGTCCAATTACACATCCGGGGCAAAACCGGAAAGTGCGGACATTTTCAAGATAAAGGAAAATAACACGGACGTGGCCGCCAAGTTTAATTTTATGCAGACCAAAGACACATTGGTGTCCTATAAAAACGCCGTGTCCAAAGCGGCCAAAAGTGTGGACAATTTAATTGCGTCACCTGGTGACGTTATACAGAACAACCAACAATTGTTGTTGTTGCCTTCCACGTACGACCGCCCCGTTAAGGATAGGTTAAACGCATTAAAATTGGCGTATATGGAAATTAAATCCATAATTACGGGCAAAAATGATAAATATTATTTTGAAAGCCAGGCCGCCACAACATTGTCCGGCATTTCCCAGGCCGCAACGGATCCACAGGAAACGGACTATATAACACGGGACCAGGTAAGCGAAAGCACGGAACTAATTTTGGAAGTGTACAACGATTATTTGGAAACCGTGGACAACGCGCAAGTGGATCAATACGACGTGGACAATTCATGGTCCCCAAACGGACAGTTGCAAACGGCGTTATATGATTTGGTAACGGAAACAATAGCGGGGTTGTATGGTTTGGCATTTGGGGCAAAACAGGAACGAATAGTGGAAACCGCCACCGAAACCAATTTATTTTTGTTAACCCATAAGTATATGGGATTGGATCCGGACGACGAAAATTTGGAAACGTTCCGGACGATCAACAACATTCAAATGGACGAATTGTTTAAAATAGCCAAGGGCCGAAAGATAAAATACTTTGTATAGATGAAAATTAAAATTAACGGATCTTATCTTTATCATTTTTCGGACGTGGTGGTGTCGTTGGCATTGGACCAGGTGGCCAGTACATTTAGTTTTTTTGCGCGTTTTAATCCGGACAACGAACAGCACAAAGAAATTTTTAAACCGTTGAGTTTTCCAAAGGTGGAAATTTACGACGACAACAACACGTTAATGTTAACGGGCGTTATTGCCGTACATGCGTTTAAATCCCAGGCGGAACCATCATTGGTTCAATTGTCCGGTTATTCGTTGCCGGGGGTGTTGGAAGATTGCACCATACCGGTTTCCGCGTACCCATTGGAAAGTATAAACCGGTCATTAAAGGACATTGCGGAAAAGTTGACCAAAATTTTTAACGTGTCGTTGTTTATAGATCCAGGGGTGCAACGGGAAGCGGCGGCCATTTACGCCAAAACCGTGGCAGAACCAACGGACACCATAAAAACATATTTGGCCAAATTGGCCGCGCAACGCAATATTGTATTGAGCCACAACCCCAAAGGGCAATTGGTATTGTTCCGTCCGGACGTGTCCGCACAACCCGTGTATTTTTTCAATAAGGACAACACATTAAATATGGGGTTTTCCGTAAATGGCCAGGGGTTGCACAATGAGGTTTCTATAATACGGCAACCGTCGGAAAAAAGCGGCAACGCGTCGTTGGTGGATACCGCTAAAAATTTATTGGTGGGCGCGTTCCGTCCCACGGTCGGCGTGTTGTCGTCCGGGATTACCGCGGACACCAAAAAAGCAGCGGACAACAAAATGGCCGCGGAATTAAAAAACATTTCGTTGTCCGTGGTAAGGGAAGGATATTTGGCCATTGTTCCAGGTCAGACCGTGGAAGCACAGAACAAAGAAATTTATTTGTACCAACGCACCCGTTTTGTGGCGGACAATGTAACCATTACCAAAAAGGAAACCGGGTACACCACGGAAATTAATTTGGTGTTGCCGGAAACGTTCACAGGGGCCACCCCTAAAAATATTTTTGCATGATCACTTTTAGTATTGTTAAAGATTCCATTTTGGACGCCGGCAAGCGCATTTTAAAAATTGTAGAGTTTGGGCCTAAGACCACCAAGGAGTGCGCGCCGTTCGGGGAAGATTCCGCCCCGTTAAAAGATATGGTGGCCATACATGCCAGGACCACGGAAAGCGGGGAAAGCGTCGTAATTGGGTACATAAACAAAGACCAATTGGCCAACCCAGGGGAAAAACGCATGTACAGTTTAAAACCGGACGGATCATTGAGTTTTGATATTTATTTGAAGAACGACGGCACCGTGGAAATTGGCGGAAACGGGCACCACCTGGTTAAGTACGCCCCATTAAATACGGCGTTGACAGACCAGGACACCGCCATTAACACGGAATTGGGCAAAATTGCATTGGCCATTGGTTCGTTGGGCGGTACGTACACCCCGGCAACCGTGGCCACGGACATTTCAGCAAGCCGGGCGGAAAACGTAAAAACGGGTTAAATGTTAAAATTTCATGTTTAGCGAAAAAAATGTGCATTGGGTGTTGTTTTACTGAAATATACAACGTATATTTACGGTGTTGAATTAATAAAAACAATCACCATGAAAACATTATCTAAAAGAATCGAAGAATTTGTAAAAAAAGCCGGGTTAGTTGATCTAGTAAAAGAGGAAGCCACAAAATTAAATGGTTTGTACGAAGCCATGGACCAGGCATACGACGCGGACGACATGGAAAAATGGGAAACCCTATCCAATGAAATGGACGCTTTAAACAAGGTTATTAAAAACAAAATAATTAAGGCGTGCCCAATTAAATTGGAAGATGTAGTTTTAAAAAATTTGGTTGCTTATTCCATAGACGGCAACATTTAAAAAACCCGCCGATTTTTTATAAGTCGGCAAAGTTTCCCCACCAACCACCCAACCGGGTGGTTTTTTTGTACTTCAAATTTTTGGAGTTTACAATACTTAGTTTTGGGACGTTATAACACCTTTAAAATGTCCGTATCCATTACCATTTACATTGAGAGCAAACCCACGTTATTGGCCAAAATACAGGCCATAGAAGCGTTGATCGATTCCATGTTTTTAAGAATGGCAGAGGTTGCCGGGGGTTTGGGTTCCACCGTGGACGAATATTCCATGGACGATGGACAAATGAAGGTACGCACAAGTTACAGAAACGTGGACGACGTTTCCCAGGGCATTAAAGCGTTGGAAGCCTTAAAACAACAGTATATAAACCGGTACAACGGGCGCGTGGTCAATTTGCGCGACGCCCGCGGATTAAGATAAGCATGAAGATATTAGGATTTAACATTGGCGGTAAAAAAACGAACGTAAACGCGGAAAGTTCCACATACGACCATTACAAGGGCGGTAATTGGGTGCCTATAAAAAATGGCAAATTTGATGGCGAAAAAACCCCCGGCGAATTGGGCGACGTGTACCGGTTGGAAACCGACACCGAGCGTTTAAGGTTGCGCGCGTACGAAGCCAATTTAACCAACGACGTGGTGCGCATGATCACCGGTAAATTTTTTAAATGGATCATTGGCAGCGGTCTAAAATTACAGGCGGAACCAAGCGAAAAAGCATTGGCCACGGAGGGCATAAAAGCAGATTTTGAAACGTTCCGCGAACATGTGGAAGCAAGATATGATATATACGCCAATAGTAACGTGGCGGATTATTCCGGAATGGCAAACCTACATAAAAAAGCGGCGGAAGCGTTCGCGGGTTCCTTTTTTGGGGACATGTTGGTGGTTTTGCGAGTAGAAAACGGAATACCAAATGTCCAGGTTATAGACGGGGAACACGTGCGTCAACCGTGGATGGATGAAAAATGGGAGAAAGAAGCCAAGGCCCGCGGCAACATTATACGTAACGGTATAGAAATGGACCCCCGCGGAAAACACGTTGCGTTTTATGTTTTAAAGGAAAGCACGGACAGCATATTGGGAGAATTTACAAGGGTTCCGGCATACGGTAAGAACAGCAACCGCAAAATGGCGTGGATGTTGTACACGGCAAAACACCGGGCCGGATCGGATAGGGGCATGCCCGTAATTGCCCCGGTGTTGGAAAAGGTGGCCAAATTGGACAGGTACACGGAAGCCACCGTGGGCACCGCGGAAGAACGCGCCAAAATTGTGTTTGCCATAGAACATTCCAAGGACAGCACCGGCGAAAACCCGTTGTTGGGCAAAATGAAGGCCGCCGCCGGTATGGGCAAACCGGAAGCCACGGAAACGGAAGGGTACGCATTAGGGGAAAAGACCGCCCAAAACATTGCCGTTTCCACGGGCAAAGAAACGTATAACATGCCCATTGGGGCCAAATTGTCCGCCCTATATTCCCAGGGTGAAATACAATACGAGCCGTTTTGGCGCGCCGTGTTCAATTCCATTTGTGCGGCCGTGGACATACCCCCGGAAGTTGCGTTGCAAATGTACAACAGCAATTACAGCGCGTCCAGGGCGGCAATTAACGGTTGGCAATATATAATTAATGTGTACCGTAAAAACTTTTGCACGGACTTTTATTTGCCCATTTACCAATTGTGGTTGGAAACCGAAATATTACGCGGAAGCATTAAGGCACCCGGATATTTAAAACCTGGTGCAAGTTACTTAATAATGGAATCTTACGGCAAAGCGCGTTTTATGGGCCAAAACTTGCCACATATAGACCCGTTAAAAGAGGTAAAAGCATTTGTGGAAATGTTGGACGCCGGATTGATTACGCATGAAATGGCCACAGAATTGTTGAATATGGGCGATTGGGGCGAAAACTTCAACAAATTGGTTAAGGAATTGGAATTGAGAAAGGCCAAGGAGCCAAAACAGGATCCGGCAAAGGAAGAACAACCAAAAGACAATAATAATGGCGCAAATAAGAATTAAAAGCGAAATAAAGACCGTCAATTGGTCCGCAAATTTACGCCCGCGCGTTGGGGCCATGATCCAACACAACGGTTATTATTGGATCAATAATACCGGTATAAATTCGGAACCGGCCGTGGGCGAGGATTGGAGCAAAGCCGGGGCAACGGACGCCGGCAGTAATTCCGGGTTGATCACCTTAGAGGATTACCCCGGATATGTAATAGACAAACAAGGAAAGGCCAACACGTCCATGGCGCAATCGGGCGACATTTTCATGGGGGCAAATCCTAGTTATTTTGACGGGGACTATATAATAGCCAAAGTAAAGAACGACAACCCCGCGTCGGAATCAGATTTTAATGAACCAGGAATAAGGACAGTATTATGAAAGCAGCAATAATATTATTGGCAATATTGGTGGTTTTGTTGTCTTTGTGCGTGGTGTTGCTATACAATAAAATAAATCAATTGGAAGCGGCCACGGGACAGGAAAACGACGATTTGCGGGCAGATTTCAACAACGCCATACAAGGGTTAAAAAACACCACCCCCAGGATTTTTATTGATCCGGAAATGGAAGCCATTTTAAACACGCCCGGAGGGGCAGAATTAACACGATTTAAATTAAAAAAGGACGAATGAAAAAATTAATTGTTTTACTGTTTTTGTTGTTGGGCGTGGCCATGAACGCGCAAATTTATACAGGGTACCAACGCCACGGAAAAAAGACCACCGCGGAAATTGGGGACATTGACGTGTCCAATACCAACGTTATTTACACCGCGTACGATACCACATTGGGCATTGAAGTAATAAATACAGGTTCCGGGTGGGTGCCTAGGATTACCGCGGGCGGAACTATTGACGCCATACCAACGGACGGAAGTAACAACGCCGTTTCTAGTAATGGGGTGTTTGATCAGTTGGCTTTAAAAGCGGGTTTGTCGGGTAATAATTCATTTACAGGCACAAACAGTTTTAATAAAATTTATATTGATGGAAATTTAGGTGCGGGGGCTTATTCGATGTTAACCATGCGCAAAGTTTCTTCTAATTCATTAAATATTATACCCCATGATTCCGATTTTGCCAACATTTATGTGGAGCCTTTAGGATCCTTTACAGTTGCGTACAACAACGGATCGGACGACATTAATTACACATTTTATACTCAATATTTAACTAATTCCAGGACATACACTTTACCGGATGCAACAGGGACATTGGCGTTAACTTCTGATTTAGGAAGTTACTTACCATTGGGAGGTGGCCAAATGGCGGGCAATATTACGTATAGTTCAAACGCATACGCCATTGGCAATACCACAAATGCGTTGGGTGCGTTATATGCGCGTTGGATTTATCACGAGCCGGTTAATCCGGCCACAAGATCTTGGAAAACCACCTCTAACAGTTCAAACAATCAGTTGGCTTTTGAAGCGGAAACGGCAGCCGGTAGCGATACACATGCGTTAATGTATTCGTTGAATGTTTCGGGAACGCCAATAATAGCGACGGATTTAACCGATAAAGCATATGTGGACAGCGTTGTTAATGGCGACGCCACAACATTGGGCGGCCGTAGTTCCGTACAATATATGTGGGACAATGGCGGCGTGGGCGGCGCATATAATTGGAACACGGGACCAACGGCCAATGGTACATATTATTCAAGCAACCCCAGCGACGACATAAACGCGCCTTTTAGCACGTCTAGCAATAGCACGTTGTTGAATTTAAAGGGCGGAACACAAATTGCACAATTGGCCGTGGACGGTACACCAGGGAACAATCGTTGGTGGGTTAGGTCGTCCGGCAATTCTGGTTCTACATTTTCCGCATGGAAAGAATTAGGTACAGACGATCAAACAGCATCTGAAGTACCTATAACGGATGCAGGGGATTATTTTACGGGTACAACACTTGAAACTGTCACTCAAGAAATAGGTGCTTCTATTGAATCAACAATACAAATGGACCCAAACAGCCCTGAACCAATTACAGGTTTTGCAAAAGGTACAACGGAAGCACTTAACGCAGCGGGCTTGGACCCTAATACAATAGGTTTCCCAACAGATGCCACTAATAACCTAGTGGATATAGATGATGTGGGAACAGCTACCCCAACAGATAAACACGCTTTAATGGGCGATGGAGATAGTTGGGAAAGCAGGGCTTTGGTTAAAGCGGATATAAGTGATTTTAATAGGGATGCTTCTTTTGGGGTTTCTTTATCCAATACCACCACGGCAATAACCACAGGAACAGCCAAGGAAACCATTAAACTACCTTATGCAATGACCGTAACGGGTGTTTATGCAAGTGTGGCAACGGTTTCAAGTTCTGGCGTGGTAACAGTAGATATAAACGAAGGTGGTACTTCCATACTTTCTACAAAATTAACGATAGATGCGAGCGAAAAAGGAAGTGACACAGCAGCAACTCCAGCAGTAATAAGTGATAGTTCCATTGCCCAATATGGAGAATTGACGTTTGATATTGATACAGCAGGAACAGGTGCGGTAAATTTAAAGGTTTGGGTAATAGGTACTAAAAATTAAGAAAATGAAAAGGGTTTTAATTTTATTATTAATATTTACTATCTATTCAGGCCATGGCCAGGGTATCTTATTTGATAGTTATAAATTTGTTTCTTGTGCCCCAGATCCTAATGAAAAGGCCACGGATTTAAATGCAGCTAACGACCCCAACTGTACAGAAGCGGACAGTACAGCCGGGTGGGCAGTTTATTCTGGTGATGCTGTTATTACTTCAGCAGGAACAGATGTATATTGTGGTGCTTCTAAAATAGTAATAACAACCCCAACAGGCACTTCTTCTTCTGTAACCTATTCAATTGCAGACCCAACAAATGGATCTACATATACAGTTACATTTTGGGCAAGAACTAATGGCGGTTGTGATGCTACTATGTCAGCATGGATAAACTGCACTGGTGGCCCTGCTGGGGTAGATGTAACTACCACATGGACACAATACACATATAATATTACAACTACAAACACATGGGCCAGATTAAGATTTTATCCAGATGGTGGTGGTGAAAGTGGTTGTGGTGCCCCCGGTGATACAATAGAAATTGATTGTTTATCAATAATTAAGACAAGCTAATGAAAAGGTTTTTGTGTATAATTTTATTATTGGTGTCCTTATTTGGATATTCTCAAAAATGGGTAACTGTTACAGGTGGTGGTGCAAATAATGGCAGTAGTGAAGCAAATGCATGGACCTTTTCACAAATGATCAGTAATTTATCCCAGTGTAAGCCATGTTATGTTAAAGCAGGCAATTATGGCACAGGAAATTATACTTCTTCCGCTTCTGGTACTATTGGCAGCCCTATAGAAATTATTGGTTATAAAAATACCCCCGGTGATATTGTTGCCACTAATGGGTCAACATTTATTTATGGCGTAAGTAGTTATTCTACTAATGATTATCCAACCTTACAAGGCACTAGAACTTCTTATAGTGGAAGCGGTGCCAGTGTTTCTGGAGGTTCAGTTAGTGGTGTGGCTTTGAATTTATCTGGTGCTTATGTAAATATTTCCAATTTCCAGTTTAAAGATAAATCTTCCGCCATGTATTTTAACGGTACTGGAAGTATTGCCAACAACTTAATTATCCATGATATGGGAAGTTATACTGGATACAGTGGAAACGGTATAATAATGAACGGTACAGGCGCAACATTTAAAAACTCTTACATAAATAATGGTGGTGCTCAAGCATTTACAAATACCAGTGGGGATAATCAACTTATTGAAAATAATTGGATTAGTTGTGACCAATCCATTGGTCAGGAATGGTCAACAGATTATTATTTACTGTTAACTGGTTACGGTGGAAATGGTGCCAACTATAACATTATTAGAAATAACACAATATGGAGGAAGCCAGGGCAATATCATCAAGGGCATGGCCTAATTTTAAAAGGACATGCACAAAATAATAGTATAGAGAATAATCTTATACAAAATTGCCCATTAGAACTTTCTTTTGATGAAGTTTCAAATAACACAGTTACAGGTGGAACTATACAGGGCACCGGCACAGAAAGTGGCAATGTGGATTATGCCTTTATTCTAATTGCAAACGGCGCTCACCATAATACCTTTCAAAATATGACGGTGACAGGAGATGTAGGTGTTCGGTTTTCTGATTGGAACGATGGTTGGACGCCTAGTCCAGATACAGATGCCACAGATGCAGGACATGACAATTATTTTAAAAATATCATATTCAAAAACCTGCATAAAGGGATTCAATTTGCTTGGCACTGGTACGGAACTGGAACGGCAAGGGATAATATTTTTGATAGTTGTTTATTCTATGGTATAGAGGATGAACTGTTCACGGTAGAGCGTGGAAATTCTGGAACCATACTTAGGAACTGTATTATTGCCAACAATTCCGCTACCACTTACGAAGGAGGAAATAATTCATTGGCTAGACCAGCAGGAACAAATTACCCTTTAAACGTAACATTTATAAACAGTACATTTTACAGTAATGGATTTTCTACCCCTTCTGGCACAAATAACCTGACATCAAATCCTTTATTTACCAATGCAGGGGCAGGGGATTTCACGCCGCAGGCAGGAAGTCCTTCAATAGATTCTGGAAGTGCCGCAACGATAGCCACTTTGGATTTTAACGGGGACACAAGGGATGGGAGTCCAGACCGTGGGCCTTATGAATATAATGGGGGCGGTGCTGATGAAACTCCACCTTATATTTTAACCCATGATGTTTTGGAAAATACAGCTACTACCCATAGGGTAGATTGGACATTGAATGAGGGCAGCAAGGGGCAGATTATATACGACACCAATACAGGTGTGGTAGAAGGGGATTATCCTTATGCAACTACCTTAGAAAATTCTTTTTTGACCCATCATATACAGGCAATGGGCAACAATCCAAGTGGTGTAAATCCTTATTTAACCCCAAGCACTACGTATTATTATAGGATAAAAATGGAGGATGCTTCTGGCAACGATGCTTTAAGTTCAGAGTATAGCTTCACTACGCTGTCAAATGGGGATGTCCCTGTTATAGCTTTAATAGGAAGTTCAGAAGTATTTTTAAATGTAGGGGAAACATACACGGAATTAGGGGCTACTTGGACGGATACGGAAGATGGTACGGGTTCGGCTACAGTTGGAGGTGATACCGTTTTGGATGTTGTAGGCACTTATGTTGTGACTTATAACCATACAGACACAGACAGTAATCAAGCTGTAGAGGTAACAAGGACGGTTTATGTATCTGCCCCTAGTGTAGAATATTTTATTCCCATCAGAATGAGGTCGGACATAAGTAGTTCCCGATTCTTTTACATCAACAACTTAAAAAAATCATTTTAACCATGGAACCCCACACCACCATAGCAGTCATTTATATCCTAATGGTGGTAGTAAAAAGTATTTAATGTTAATAGCAAATTAATAATAGAGATATGGAGAATTTAAAGAACATCGAAAACCTATATAAAAAGATATTCCTATTGTTTTTAGGGAGCTTTTTAATGGTAGTGCCGTTTTACGCAAGCAGCAGGAGTATGTTGTTGTTGAGCGACAAAGAAGCTGATTGGGGAACTGTACATTGGATATTTCTATTCATGGGAATAGTGTTTTTTGTTGGTGGATGGGCCTTTAACAGTATCGCTAAAATAGTGGTCAAGATAGCAGAGAATTACAGTAATAAGTTTACGAAATAAATAGAATCATGCCTCATAGAATATTAGTCTACCTCACATTTTTAAAATCCGTAACTGTTGATTGGAAAATCCTTTTAGGGTCTATAACCTTTGCTATTGCATGGCCTCACTTTGAACTCATAGCACGGTTCTTTACTCCTATAGTCGGGGGTATTATATGGGTATTCCTAAAACCTAAAGTTATAGAGTTAAAGGAGAAATATAAAGGAATGAGCAAGATGCAAATTATAATGGACGTATTGGTATCGATTAAGAATTTCATTTTTAAAATATTCAAATAATGCACGGATACAGACTTGTAATAAAGATTTTGGTTTACCTAACACTGGCTTTATCTAGTGTAATGGTAGGCTTGAATTTTATAACGGGTAGCCCTTATGTTTCTTGGAGCCTGTACATGGGCTCAGATACCCTTTATCCGTTGTTATTGGCTACGTTGTTATCCATTTCAATAGCGTTGGTTACACGAGGCTATACACATCCTGAAAGACACAGTGTTCTATTCAGCAAATGGGGGATAGATGTGAGTTTAGAGGGACTAAACAAATACGCAGGGGTGGTTTTTGCCTTGGTACTTGTATTTGCGGTTTCGCACCCTTCATGGTACGTACAAAATATGCACAACATATTGACGGGGATAGGAATGTTCCTTGTTCATTTAGAATTATGGACATACTACCAAGGAGAAAAAAAGAGGTCTTGGAGGATATATTCGGTTTTGGGAATAGTCGGGTTTTTACTCGCTTACATATTCAATCTTTATACAATAGGATTAGGGGAAATATTGGTAACGCTTCCCGTAATAGGTCACATTTTAAAAACAAATAAATAACAATTAAATAAATAAATCATGGCGTATAGAATAAGTACAAAAGGAGAATCAAAAAGATTCTACATGGAAGATTTGGATTCAAGTAGAAAACCAGAACCATATCCAAATCAATATATTATCGCTAAAGAACATTCTAATGGAAACATCTTGGTTTTATCGGTAATGGGAGCTAGTGACGGTAGACCTTTCCCTTTCTCCACATCTGTAGGTTTTCCTTATACTGATTTTAGGGACGGAAATAACTCTGATGCTACATTTGCAAGCGTTCAAGAGGTTTTGGATTGGTTCGACGATAACACGGGTTTTAAGAGGGCAGGACGGTCTGCCTTAACAACCGATATATTCAACCCCAATTTAATAGAGTTGGCAGGGCAAAGCAATGCTTTAGGTTTTGAATTATTGACAAATAAACCAACAGGATTAACATTTACAAGGGGCGGGGCGTACATTTCAAAAGGAGGTAAAAATTTTTCAGGTGTCCCGGTCACAATAGAAACATTGAGCAATTCAACAGCATGGGGCTGGTATGACAGTAACGTAAACAGTACTTACGGCATTGAAATGGCTTTAATGAAGCTATTAACAGAGCATTACGACGAAGATTTTTATTTGATAAAAACCGCAATGGGCGGTACCGGTTTAGAATCTATACTAGGCAATGACCCAACAAACGCAACATGTGATTGGAATATAGATTCTATTAATGATTTATATGATCAATCAAATCAACACCATGATGATGCAGTTGCTTTAATTCCCGGTGAAGATGCCCCCGCTTATTATATATGGATTCAAGGCGAAACCGATATTGCAAGAAATGACCTTGCCACTTATCAGGAAAACCTAGAAGCGTTCATTGATGTAAAAAGAACTTATTACAATAGGCCAAAAATGCCATTTATAATAGTTCGTATAGGTGACCAAATGTCATATTTCACAGAAACCCAAAGAAACAATCTTAGGGCAATTCAAGAAACGGTGGCAGCGCAGCCCTATAATGTTTTAATTGATGCGGATGGCGCAACTATGAAGGATGATAATTTACATTATAATGCCGCGGGTTTAGATTTAATAGCCAAAAGGATTGCCGATTATATGGGGGTGGATGTAGTATTTAATAATGTTGAGCCACATGATCCATTAGATAAATTTCCTTTAGGGTTTCCTGTATCTTCAGATGATACCAACGACATAAGCGGTCTTTCTTATATTTTAGGGAGTGTTTCGGTTGAAAGTTGGATAATGGACGGCGAAGATGTAAACAGTATTATGACCAAATCAGAAGGGGGTATGTCAGTAGCTCAAATAACAATTACAGGTTTAACACCAAATGTCCCAATAACAATACAAGTGAGAGGTTATGAGGCTATGCCTTCCGCATTTGGTAGGGTATCAATACCCAATGCGGGTATTACTTCCGGTACGGATGTATTCCAAACTATTGATGGCGCTACATTTGCTAATTATTCTATCAATGTAACACCGATAGGTTCCACAATGAATATGGAATTAAGGTCTAATTCAAATACACCAGGGGATTTTTGTTTGTGGTCCAAGGTTAAAATTTTTGAGCAATGACAACACTATATATACTAATAGTTTTAATAGCCTTTAATGTGCTATTGCTTAAATGCTCCAATAAGGAGTATAAAGGAAAGGATTTTTAAAATGATCAAAATACTACAATTCCAAAAAAATAATGGTTTGGACCCGGACGGCGTTGTGGGGCCAAACACATTAAACGCGTTCCGGGAGTTGTACGGGTTGTCCATTAGACAGGTGGCCAATTTATTTGGGCAATTGCACCATGAAACCAACGGGTTTAAACAGGATGTGGAAAGTTTAAATTATTCCGTGGAGCGTTTGCCGGTCGTTTTTAAGTATTACAGGGACCATCCGGACGAAGCCATTTTGGACGGCAAGTTTTCCGGAAAACAAGCGGACCAACAGACCATTGCCAACAAAGTGTATTGGGACAAAAACAGGTCCCCAAAATTTAAGTTGGGGAACACGCAATGGGGCGACGGTTGGAAGCACCGCGGACGTGGCGCAATAATGGTAACAGGAAAGAACAACCACCGGTTATTGGGCGAATATGTAAAAGACGATTTGGTACAATGTCCGGAATTGATTTCCAATGTTTATTATTGGGATTCCGCGTTGTGGTACATGTCCGCAAACCAATTGTGGCCATTGGCGGACCAATTAACGGACGGAAGCATTAAACAATTGTGTAAGGCCATAAACGCCGGGTACCACGGATTGGACAAACGCCGCAAATGGACGTATTGGTACCACAGAATTTTAACAAGATGAAAAAATACATTGTTTTATTGTTGATCCTGGTAATGTTTGGATGTGGCACCAAAAAAAAGGTGGTACAGGTGGCCACCGTTAAAAAGGACGTTACCATTACCCAGCACAATGACATAACCACCAACGCCGTGGAAATTAAGACCACGACCAAAACCACGTACACCCCAAAAGACCCCACAAAACCAATGGTATTACCGGACGGGACCACCACCACCAACGCCGTGGTGGAAAAGACCCAGGAAACCCAGGAAACCACCACCGCGGCCCAGGACAAAACCATTACAGAAACAAAGGACGAAACCAAGACCAAAGACCGCGCCATGGATTTGGACGTTAAAAAATCCAACCCTTATTTGTGGTTGTATATAGCCATTGCCACGGTGGTATTGTTCGTCCTGGTGTATTGGTACATTACCAAACCCAAAAAACCTACAATTTAAAATCCAACAAATTGGACCAGTCCGCCGGGCGGTCCGCGTCGTTTTCATGGATGTATTTTTTTATTCCGGATTCCGAGGTGTGGCCGGTAATGCGCATTAAATATTGGATGGCCTCAATATGTGTAAGGCCGTTACTTTTTAAGACCAAATACGTGTTGGTAATATAGGTGTGGCGGAAGGAATACAACCCGTATTCCGGACCCAGGCCCAACAGATCTTTTAATTTTTTAAATCGTTTTGTAAAATAGTTCCGTTTGTCCCGGTCGTCCGTGGTCCAAAGTGCGGGCGCGTTGTCCGGGGTGAACAAATGGAAATTGGCCGGTGGATCATTGGCCAACAATTTTTTAAAGTCGTCAATATATAGGTTGGGAATGTGTTTTGTTTTCCCTGTTTTGGTTTTTTGGTCAAAATACATGGTTTGCGTTTCCAGGTCAATGGACGAAACCGTTAACCGGTTAACCTCAATGGGGCGCAAAAAGTTGTACGCCACAATTTTAATGTACAACAATAAATGGGGATCGTGTTTTTTTAGGTGGTCGGAAATGGTGCGCATTTGGTCAAGGGTAAACCGCCGGTCCGTTTTGGATCTTGTTTTTAGTTTTTTAATGTCCGTGTCTATAAAATTACGATCAATAATAAATTTGTCCCGCAATTCTGAAAAGATGGACGACAGGGACGCCCGCACGTTGTTACGGTTGCGCGGTGAGGTTTTGCGCAAAACGGTGTCCAGGAACATGGAAACGTCCACACGATCAATTAATTTAATGTCGTGTGTGTTCTTTTTATTTTGTTTTAAAAATCGAATAAAGGCGTTTGCGTGGCTTTTATAGTCGGTATAGGTACTAATGCCGACAACGTGTTGTTTTGCTGCCAAAGCGTCCAAAATGGCGTTTTCCGCGGACAAAACCGTGTCGGGTTCCACGGGTTCGGTTTCCTGGTATGTAAACGGGTTGAAACCTTCCAAAAACGTTTCCACCATACCTTTTTTGTAAACCCGCATAAATTCCAACCGGTCCGTTTTGGTCTTTAACCTATTAATCCCCGCTTTAATATTGGATTGCCGTACCATTTTTCCGGTGTCCGGGTGGCGGTACCACCATTTAATGTACCAATCTTTGGACATGGCCGCGCGTTGTTCTTTGGGTGTAAGATCGGCCCAATTGTCCGGATCAATGCCGCCGGTATAAAATGAAATGGTGTAATTTTTTTTTCCCACAGGTGGTACGGTTAGTGGTACTTTTTGATTGAAAACTTTTGAAAACCCCATTTAAAAAACTCTTTAAAGCCTAATAAATAGGGGGTTTTCGTTGTAGCGAGAGGGGGGCACGATCCCCCGACCTCCGGGTTATGAAT